ATGGGTGAGTCTATCATCACATTCATAGGCGGCGTGTTCACTGGGCTACTCGCTTCCTTTTTTGCCCACCGTTTCAGCACGGAACGAGATAAGCGTAAAGAGCACAATGATGCAGTCGCAAAATTCCACGCCGCTTTCTTGCCAGAGGTGAGAAAAATTCAGCATTTGATTGATTACGACCCTCAGTGTGAAAAGCATGTAATAAACATCTTAAAAGAAGCATACGACAAGCACCATGAAGCAAGTATACAGTTCGAGATAAATCTAAGCCCATCTGAAAGATACGCCTTCAACAAGGCTTGGGACGAATATACACAAAAAGAAGTCGGGCAAAGATGGATGACTAAAAATATTGGCGACAGTGTTCTTATAGCATACTCCAGCGAATACAACTGCACAGAAGAAAAAGAAAACCGCCGCATAGTCATTCATCGGATTCAAAACCTACTTTCCTTTGCTCGGCGCAAATAGAAAGGCGGGTTGCTCCGCCTCTCGCTACTTCCTGCCAGCGATCATTCAATTTCCATTATTTTTCGTCCAATGAGATGGGGTGCAGTGCGGCACGATTCCGTTTCCAAGACATTTAGTCTGTCCATCCCACGAATACTCCCACGTTAAGAGTCGTCATCCCACCTAAAGGCACTCATTGGCTTTAAATTGGGCGAGAAACGTTCGAAGATAATAATTAAAAAGATCTTGAATATCTGCTTGAAACCTATGCTGTCATATAATATTATAAGGAAGCTATCTAGTCCAAGACGATTCTGATTACCAGAGAGGGCGCCAGAGCTATAGGAGCACAGATATAATGGAAAATAGTGTTGCTATTTCATTGGTTTCGGTGGCTGTTGGGTGGTTCCTGGCACAAGGAACTGATATTTTAAAGATTTTTTGGAATTCTCGTAAATACCGCAAAGGATTGCTTCTTGAGCTCCAAGATATTCATGACCAACTTAGGCGCGTAATCATGATTCACAGTCGCCAAATTCAAATTTTCTCCATAGATGGGTTGGAACCGACAGCAGCACTTCCCGTAGAAAACATGTTTTATAGACAGCACTTTAAAGATGCGTTTTCAAATCTCAATGCACATCAACGTATATCTTACCAGCTTATTCATGCATCTTTAGAGAACTTAAATAAGCAGAACGAGGAACTGGCTAATTTTAGTAGAGAAGCATACAAGGAATTATGCTTTTCGACCGACGAAAACAAAAAGAATTCAATCATAAAGCTATGGGGTGATCGTGTAATAACTTTGTACAAATCTGCTCGTGAAATTCAATGGCTTATAGGCTTTCATCTTTGCAATTCTAATTCTCCCGTTTATGATATTATGGGAGAAATGCATAAAAGTTATCTGAAGTTTGATGATAAACTTAACGATGAAATCAGGAACATTTCCCAATCAGCAAAGGGCCTTAAAAAAGAGGACTTTAAAAGAATATACGACGAATATGCCTTCGATCACCAATCAGGGAATAACGATTAGATCATAAACTATAATAAGGGTATTAGTGGGCAAGGCCTTTAAAAACTATTTTGGGATCCTGTCCTGACGCATCCTTGGTCAGCACTTATCGCCATTCACTCTCAAGGAGCGCTCATGACGTTCACAAATGCGGTCGCCTTCAAATGCACCTGGTAGCTGCGGAAGGCCGTGAACGGTAGGGCAGGAACCCCAGGATACTTCAGACACTGGACAACCGTCTCCTCTTTTTCAACCTCGGCCACAACCAGGACTTCGGATTCACTTGCCAAGAATAGCCGCCTCCCCTCCCCCTCGGGCCAGAAGGCTCTGCCGGGTGATCATCCGCAGGCCCATGTTCGCCACCCCCAGGATGGTGGTCGCCACGGCCACCTGAACCTCCGCGGGGACCCGGATGCCCCAACGGGATTCGACATAGCCGGCACCCAGGCTCACCAGCCAGGGCAGAATCACCATGCCGGCGGCGTTGCCCTTCATGGTGCGGCTGGCCGCGGCCCCTTCAAGATACGGTCGCAAGTTCTGCATTCGTTTTTCCTTTCCATGATGCCCAGCCGAACAGCCGCACCCCCAGGTAGGCCGCCCGCCGGCGCGTCTTTGAGTAACCCGCCTCGCGCATGAGGCGGGCGAACATCTTGTCGGCCTGCCCCCGGGTCCACCGCCCACGCGCGTCTACCCACTCGCCGTTTACGAGCACCTGGTGGACCCCGGCCGGCAGCCGCCCTCCGTGGCGGTAAATGAAGTCGTGGACCAGGGCGGCCGCCCGAATGAGGCCGTCCGGAATTATCCCGGTCAGGGTCCAGATGATACGCGGGGCGCTGGCCCCGTCGAACTCGAAGCCCGCGGGGATGGTGAGCCGGTTGCGGATGCCGGCGTTGTCCCATTCGTAGGAGTAGGTCTCCACCAGGCGGTAGAGGTCCTCGGCAATCGGGACGATGAGGGGCTGGGCAAACTCCTTCACCCGGGCACCTCCCCTGTTCGCAGGATGCTGGCCAGCCTTCGGGCCCGCTCGGGGGTGTCCTTGCGGGCCCACTTGGAATCGAGCATGTGCCCCGCGGCCACCGTCCATTCCTCGGGCCTCAGCGGTCGGAGGGTGGAAATCCGGAGCACCTGGTTGAGGTTCCTGAAGCCGATGAAGCCGTCCAGGCCAAGCTGGTAGATCATGCTGACGACCACCGCCCGGCGAACCGGATCCAAGTCGAGCCGCAGGGACTCGTAGCCCCGGACGGCCTCCCCCATGTCGAAGCGGAAGATTGCCTCCCAGATCTCGGCCGGCAGCCGGGATCCCACATGAAAGGCGTGCCCCCAGCCCCCCGTGGGCACTCCGGCGGTGCAAAGGTAAACCCGCTCACGGTAACCCTCATCGCTGCGAATCAGCTTCTCGGCCAGATCCACGGGTCAGGCCTCCGCTTTCAGCTGACCGCGCATTTCGGAAACCTCCCGGGCCAGGGCCCCCACCGCGCCCATGATTTCCCCGCGGGAGACCTCGCGGCGCTCGTCGAACTTGAGCAGCATCCCCTTCAGCTCCTCGACGCTTTCCTTAAGGCCGGCGCGGCACTCAAGCCGGTAGGTTCGGCAATCCCCTCCGTTCACGAACCGGGGCATGTCGTCCTGGGTGTATACCGCCCGATAAAGGCGCAGGGTCTGCTCCTCGATCCTGGCTTCCAGCCGGGTGAAGTTGCCGTTCATGTAGGTTTTCAACTCGGACTTCAGGTCGGCCAGGCGCTTCTCGGCGGCCTCGGTGGCGTCTTTCGCGTCTTGGTCCCGGGCCTCCTGGTCGGCCTTGCGCGAATTCTCCAGACTGCCCACGCGCCTTTTCAGCCCTCTCAGCGAAAGCCTCATGGCCGTCCATGCGGCCACCCCGCCCGCGATGGTGCCCAGCACCGTCCCCAAGCCCACGACCAGGGCCAAGGCGTCCTTTGCGCTCGAAATCGAGAGGGTCACAGGTTCCATTCAGCGCGCTCTCTCGCGGTCAGTTCGGTGGATTGCTGCCGTAGGCCATCCGATACCACTCCATGGCCCGGGCCACCGTGGCGGCGTCACCCGGGGAGAGCGACTGCCGGAAGCGGTGCCGCAGCCGCTCGGGGACCCCTGCCAGGGGGTGGGCCTTCTGGATGCTCTCCTTGATCTGCTTTGGCCGCCCCCCCAGCTGATAGTATTTCTGGAGGTACTTCTCGGCGGCCCGCATGTCGCCGTAGCGCAGGGCCTTCTTGTAGAAATAGAGGGCATTGCCCTTCTTGGTGGGCTTCGCGTCGGGCCGCTCCAGGCCCTGCTCCCGCAGGTAGTCGAACACGAGCTTGCGGGTGGTAAAGTAGGCCATTTCCCCGGGGTCGCTTTCGAAGATCAACAGGGACTTGAGGTCCCCCCACAGGTGGGCGGCCACCCCGTCGCTGCGGCGCGGCTGGCCGGTCACCTCGTCGTAGATCCTCTCCAGCTTAAAGGTCTGCAGTATGTGCCGGACCGTGTCCCGGATGGGGGTCGGCCGCCAGACATCGGGGAAGTAGCGCTGCCCGGCCACCGCCTCGGCCGCGGTCTTGAGGTCCGGCCGGATCCCCTGAAACATCCGGTTGGTGAGGGCCTTGGGGGCCTCGATGAGCTTTTCCAGGATGGTGGACTTCCCCTTCATCACGTCCTTGACGTCCTGGGGGAAGTCCTCCAGACCAAAAAAGGAAAGAGCGTCGGAGAGGGCTCCCTGGAAGCGGATCGACCGGATGGTGCCGTCCTCGTTGCGCCCCAGGATCAGGTGCAGCTGGTCCCGGCCGCCGGCCGCCAGCTCCTCCTCCTCGTCCCCGAAGAAGAGCATGTTCCAGAGCATGACCGCCCCGTAGAGCATGCCAGCGCGCAGGGCGAGCTTCGCGGCCGAAAAGGCGGCCTTCTTGCCGGCCACTCCGGCCGTGCGCAGGGCCACGGCCCCCGGCTCGCGGTCCTCGTACCGGGTGTTGCACATCATGTAGGCGTAACGCGGGGCGTTGATTTCCAGCCAGGCGTAGAACGGGATCAGGCGCTTGCGCAGCCAGCCACCCGTCTTGGAGATGTTCCCGTAGTCCCCCAGCAACTCCCGGGCGAGCTTCGCGGCCTTTTCGTCCCGGTCCTCGATGGCGTCCACCTCCTCCCGCCGGCTCGCCCCGTATAGGCGCTTGTCGTTGTTGTCGCGGAAGTAGCGGAAGGCGGCCAGGCGCAGCACGTTCTCCCGCAGGGTCGTCACCCCCCGGGCCATGCGCCAATAGCCGTCGCCGTATGTCTTGGGGTTGAACCAGTTGGGGCGCTCGTCTAGCAGGATGTCGCCGATCAGCCGGTCGGTCTTCAGGATCTTGAAGACGTCCTGGACCTCCTGCACCGCCCAGCCGGACCCGATCACCCCCAGGCGAAGGGCAAGCTCCAGCTCCTCGGCCACGGCCGGGGGAAGCTTCGCCCGGTCCCTCCCCTGCCACTGCCGCAGATCCTTGAAGGCCCGGCCGGCGTATTTCAGGATGGCAGGGTTGTAGGCCAGGCAGACGTCCACGTCGCCGCTGGTGTTGTTGAGGTTGTACTTGATGAGGCTGTAGGGGTTGAGCAGGATGTACTGCTTCCAGGCACTCATGGCCCAATCGCCAAACCGGCCGATGCCCACCTCGCTCTTGTCGCTGGGAGGATAGAACTCGTCCAGGGTGGCGGCCAGGCCCTCGGGGATCACCCAGATGGTGTCGCGGCCCCGGGCAAGCAGCCGGCGGGTCTCGGCCTCGTTGGGGTCCACGAAGCCGGCGGCGATCTGCTGGAGCACCTTGTCGGTGATGGTGGACGTCCAGAACCACCCCTTCCCGGGATCCGGCTTCCACTCGACGTAGCCCTCGCGCTCGGCCAGGACCTTCTGCCAGGTCAGGAACTCGTCCCCCAGGGTGCTCTCGATGAACTGGTTGCGCTCGCGGATTGCCTTGAAAATGGTGGCCGCCCAGTTGGCCCCGGGCTTCTGCTTGTCGATGAGGTAGCTCAGGAACTGGAACCACCGGGGGTGGTCCATGTCGGGGTCCTGGGCGAGCTCGTCAACCAGATCGTCCCACTCGCTGTCGAAGTCCAGCTCCCCACGCTCAGCCATTTTGGCCAGCTTGGCCCTGGCCATGGCAATCTTTTGCTTCCAGGGGAGCAGGATGTCGATTTCCTCCCCCTCCCGCTCGTGCCCGGGCGGGTAGTGCTCCACCCAGCCCTCGCGGCGGGCCTTGGCCCACAGGTTGGCCAGGTTGCGCTGCTTCGCCTCCCCCACCAGCGCCTTGAAGATGTCGCTTTCGGCCTTCACATGGCGCAGGGTTTCCACGGTCTCCAGCTGGGCGATCTGGCTGGCCAGGGCCATGAATTCCGCTTCGACATACTCGGTGTTGTAGTCCATCTGGCTGCCGGTGCGGGCGGCCTTCCAGGGGCGCCACTTGGTGCGGACGTCCTTGCTGCCCACCTGGATGCCCCGGTCCATGGCCCAGTATTGAATCACCTGGTGGTGGTAGTAGTCGCCATTTCCCAGGTTCTCCCGCTTAATCTGCTTGGCCTCCACCAGGCGGCGGGTCATGTCGCGGATGGATTCCTGACGGGCCTCCAGGGCCCGGACCACCTTGGGGTGGTCGCCGGCCAGGTCCTTCAGCCGCTGGAAGGTGTCACGCAGCTCCTGGTGGTTCGCGTAGCCGAACGGCAGGGGCCTCTCGGCGCCGTCCTCCGCGGAGTAAAGCCCGCTTTCCAGGTCGCGCAGCAGGTCGGCGGTGATCACGCTCACCCGGAAAAGCTCGTACTCGCTTTGGGAGAGGCCCCGGGTCCAGGAGGAAATCATCTCCAGGGCCTGCTGCTTGGCGATCGATGGGACTTCCTGGTGCCTGCGAAGGATGTCGTTGAGCCGGGCCCGCTCAACCCGGTTTTTAACGGTCTGAAGATGCGGGAAGTGGTGGGCCTGGTGGACCAGCACCCGGCCCCAGTCCCTCAGATTGTCCAGCAGAGCCGCCTTCGGGATTCCGCGGGCGGCGGCCTCGCGCTGGACGACTTCGGGCGGCAGGGCCCCCTTCCAATCGGGGCCGGCCTCGGCCTGGGCAGCGACCCGCCCCCGGGCGGAAAAGGCCGGCGCCGCCCCCCACCCGCTGGCCACTGCGCCCGAGCCCTCGATCACGGCCTTGCGAGCGTCCAGCAGAGCCTGGCGGATGCGGGCGTCGTCCTCGTTGATGGAGAAGCCCAGGCGGCGCATCATACGAGCCACGGCAGCCGCGGCGCGCTTGAGCCACAGCTTGTAGCCCTCCAGCTCCTGGGCCTGGCGGGCGAACCACTCGTCGGCGGCCAGGCGCTGGCCCTTCGGGGTGGCGGTGTCGAAGCCGTAGTCCTTTCCGATCCGGCCAACCGCTTCCCTATTCCCCCGGTAGATGGCATCCAGCAGGGATATGATCTCAGGGGCCGGCAGGGCGATCCGCAGGCCGTGGTGGCCAAAAGCCTCGTGGAGGACGGCCGTTGCCAGATGGGCCGGGTTTTCGACGTTCTCGGCCACGACGTAGACCTTCCCCCGCCAGTACGCCGCGTCCACGATGTCGCCCTTCGACTTGGCCAGTATCCCCTCGGGAAGCTCGCTCTGCTGGGCCACTACCACCAGCCCGGGGGCGGCCCTCCAGCCGTCCATGACCTTGCGGGCGGCGCTCTCAGCCTCGGCCTTGTTCAGCCGGGCGAAGCGTTTCGCCTTGGGGCGGCGACCCAGGAGGAAGAGAGGGCGCTCGTCGTTGGCCCGCTGCGCGGCGATGTCCACATGGGCGATCTTATCGTCAAACCTGTCCAGGCCCGTCGTGGACGCGGCCGACACGCCGCGCTCGTAAACATCGAGCATTCTGGCGGTGTACTGCATCATCGACCGGATGCTTCGAACCGCGTCGAGCTCGGGGGTCCCCGCCTTGATTTCCGACCGGCTGGAGTAGACCATGCCGCTCGCGTTGGTCGCCTCCAGGCCGGCGACCACCTCGGCCGCAAATTCACGAATAGGCATGCCCTTGGCCTTCGGCACCACGCCGACGGGCCGGTTCAAGTTGTCCAACAGGATGAACCCCTCGGGGTCCCCGGCCGCTCGGATCCATGCGCCCATTTCATCCGGGCCAGTAATTCCTGGACCCCTGTCGGCGGTGGATTTAAGCACCCGGCGCACAATCGGGACCCTCGCCCTGCGCACGGTGGGCCTAATCGATCGCGAGTTCGAAGTCACGATGCCGTCTGAGAAAGACTCGTAATTGGTCCCGGCGATCACGAACGTTTCGAAGTCTATGCCCCGTAAGGCAAGAATGGCGCGGACGTGATTCGCCATGGCAATATCGTGGCTTGACGGGCCCGTCGTACCCCCCGGGTGGTTGTGGGCGATGTATGCCTTGGCCGCCCCGGGGATATTCAGCACCCGCCCGGTAAGCTCGGCCAGGTTGAACTGCGAGCTTCCGTGAGTCCCGACGGTGTACCGCTGGACCTCCAGAACGAGGCCCTGTGAATCCACCACCACCACCATCATGTGTTCCTGGGCCTCTTTGCGGATGTGGGCCAAAAGAGACGCCGCGTCGTCTACGGAAAAAATCACGTTACCGGCGGCGGCAATGTCTCCGCTGGTGGCCATCCGCACCAAGGGCGTCGGGCGCTTGAATGTGGGTGCCTTAGGCTCCCCATCCTTGGCCTTTCCCGAGAAGTCGAGAGACGCCTGCACCATGGGGCGCATGCCGATGGACTTCGGCTCGGCCAGGTAGGTTGCCTCGGGCTCGCGGAGGGTGGTGTCGGCGGCATGGCTGGAAAGGACCTTGAAATCGGCCTGGCTCACCTTGAAGACCTCACCCAGGGCGATGATCCGCTCCACCACCCGGCGGGTGTTTTTCGCGGGGAAAGCCGCGCTCATGTAGTTGGCGCTGCTCTGGAACTCGCCCCCCTCGGCCAGGGCCAGCAGGTCCTGGTCCTGGTAGAACCGTGCCCCCAGGCTCTTGCTCTTGGGGACGGTCACCAGCAAATCGTCGGCGTCCCGCATCACCTCCACCGACCCGGAGGAAATACGCATGCCCAGGAGGGCGGCCCTGACCGCCATTTCGGGGTCAAGGGCCACCCGGGTGTCCACCTTGTCGGCCTTGAAGTTGCGGGGCGCGAGGACGCCCATGTCCCAGCTCCCGTCCTCCCGGGTGAAGCGCACCAGGCGGGCCTGGCTGCGAACGTGGGAATAAGCGTCCAGGAGGTTGCCAGTCAGGATGTGGCGGCGCTCGGTGGCATGGAGAGCCGCGGCGCTGTCCCAGCTGCGAAGCACGGCTTCGCTGGTATCCAGCACGAAGAGATTGGCCGCGTCGATCTTGGAAATGGGCAGGGAAAGGGTGCGCATGGGGCTGTTGACGGCGAAGACCAGCCGGACTCGGCCCGGGGCCACCGGGGAGCCCGCGGCCTTGGCCAAGCGCACCTTGACCAGCACCGCGTGCATGTCGGGCGCGCCCTCAACCCCGCTCACGATGTAGGGCTTCCCCAGGAAGCGGCGGGAGAGCATCCGCTCGATCTTCTGGAACTGCTCGTCGGTGCGGCCGCGCAGCCGGGCAATCTGAGAGGCGGCCGGCGAAACCCCGTCCTCCCCCGGCTCCTGGCTGAACTCGGAATTTATCCTGGCGATCTCGGTCCCCAGGTACTCGGCCAGCTCCTTGCGAAGCCTGTCAATCAGGCCGCGGCTGTATTCCTGGGGGCTCTTGCCGGCCAGCTCCTCGTCCACCATTTCCTGGATGCGGGCGATTTTATAGGGCTTGGTGGGGCTCACCACCTCCACCTGTTCCAGGGTGGTCGGAAGGGTGAAGACGTTGTTCGGGCCCCGCGCGCGGCCGGCGTTCAGGGTGGTGCGGCTGAGGGTCTTCGCCTTGAAGTCGTACTCCCCAACCTCGAGGTCGAAGGTGCCGATCTCCTTCATCCACTCGATGGTGTCCTTGTAGGCGCCCTCCACCCACTCCCAGAACTGTTCCTGCATGGCGATGGACTGCACCCCCACCCGCCCGGAAATCTGCACGATGCCGCCGTCGGGGTTCAGCCGGATCCCCTTCATCCCGGGAACCTGCCACTCGCCGCTGGGCAGCTGGATCCCGTGTTGCCGCACCCACTCGGCGGCCGCCAGGTCGCCGTAGCGGTTGAGCATATCCGGCAGCTCCTTTTGGGAGACAGGGCTGTCGGCGTTCGCGCTGGTGTTGGCCGAAAGGCTTTTCAGCTTGCGGGAGAGCACCGCCGCCGGCCGGATCTCGGTGGGAAGGTCCAGGAACAGGAGCCGGTATGAGGGAAGCGCGGTCTGCCCCTTCCGGTTAATGCGGCCCATCTTCTGCACTTCGGTGTCCACGTTGAGCTCAGCCTGCACCCCGATGTAGACTCGGGGCCGCTGGTCGGTGAACTTCGGGGAAGCGTGCATGCTGATCCCGGTGGAGCCCGCCGAATTGATGATCACCACGTCGAGCGCGCCGGAATTGAACCGGTGGATGATGCCCTTCCGGTCGCTGCGCTCCTTCCCGGTTCGCAGCCGCAGGGTGGGCACCGGGTTTTCGATGTCGGCCACGTAGCCCCGGCCAGTGATTTCCTCCGACGAGTAGCCGGCCTCCTTCAGCTTTCGCCGGATGTGGTCGATGGGGCTGCCCGGAACGTCGAGTCTTGAGTTCCGAATCATTTCCAGGGCCGTGTCGAAGGCCTCTTCGAGCTTCTCCCCCAACTCCGCGGGGTCCAGGTCAACCTGAATCTCCTCCCCCTGGGGCGTGGTGATGCTTACCCGCAGGGTGCGCCGCAGGGCGCGCTCCAGGATGTTGCCGAAGTTCAGGTCGAAGCGGTCCCCCACCCTCATCATCCCCTGGTTCACCAGATCGGTGACGAAGGACTCCATGGTGTTGGCCACGGCGATGATGGGCTTGCGGCCGGCCTTCAACTCCTCGATGGCCGCCTCCACCGCGGCGTCGGCCTTCATGGCGAGCAGCAGCTGCCGGATCTTGTTATGAACGGTGCTGGCGAAGTTGGCCGTGTTGACCGATGCCCGCACCGGCCGCTTGGAGCCCGGCCGAATCCCGATGGGGTCAAACTCCACCCCGCCGATAACGACCTTTTTGGCCTTCCGGAGGTCCTTGGGCTTGGCGTTCTTGATGGTCCGGATCGCGTCTGCAAGGGAGTCGGCCACCAGGCGGTCCACTTCAAGGATCTCGCGCAGGATGGCGGTCGCCTCGTCGGCCCGGCGGGCGTCCCGCTCCCGGTTCGCGGTGTCGAAGTGGCTCCGAATCTCGATGCCCTTGAAGCTCTTCTCCCGCCGGATGTACTGCCCCATCTTGGCCAAGGCCGCGCTCACCCACTCCTGTAGCGGGGTCCCGCCGGCGCTGATGGCGTCGATCAGCTGCTCCATCTGCATGTTGCTCGTGCCGATGGCGGTGCGGAAGTAGACCGGCATGGTGTCGGGGCGCTTGGCGAAGGTGGCCGAGAGGTAGGCCACCCCGCGCACTTCGGCCAGGGCGCCGCGGACGAACTCCCCCGTGGCCGATTCCCCCGAAGCGTTGTGGGACTCGTCCAGGATCATGATGTTGTCCCGGGCGAGCAGGATCAGCACGGTCTGGGCGTCGTTGGGCTGCCGCACCTGGGAGTAAGTGGAGAGGATCCCGTCATGGGGGCTCATGGCCCGGGCGACGGCCGCGTCGTCGCCGGCCTTGAGCAGCCCGGCGCGCTCCCGGAGGCCCGGGGTGGGGATGACCACCTCGCCGTCCTCGTCCACGATGTTGGCCAGGTCGCGGTTGGAGGCCATGAGGAAGGGCTTGAAGACCTTCTGCCCGATGTCGCGGATGTCCCGGTAGAAGTCCGAAAAGAGGTTCGGCTTTTCCGTGAAGAAGATGGGCTTGAGCCCCTGCAGGCGGGCGTAGCGGTAGAGGCTCGCGGCCACCCGGCCCTTGCCTACCCCGGTCTGGTCCCCGATGATCATGCCGTAGCCGCGCTCGATGTTGTCGATGGCGAGTGCCACGGCGTCCACCTGGTCGGCCGACAGAGCGTCCCAAAGCGCCTTGGTGCTCTTGTAGTCGAGGCGGCTGGCGACGTACCGATCGATGTCCCCCACCCGTGCCTCCAGGGCTTCCAGGGCTGCCTGGGTGTCCTGGGCCATCTTGCGTGGCACCAGTGTTTCGTCCACCACCGGGCCCTTGCTGCGCGGAACGTAGGGGGCCTGGTAGGCGTCGGCCCCCCCGGGGACCTCGTCCTTGCGCTCCTGCTGCTGCTTCTCGGCCTCGAGGGCGGCGGCGATGTCGGCCTGGGCGAACTTCAGAAGGTAGGGCTCGGCGGCGGCCTTCAGTTTGGCGTAGGTCTGGGTGATGAAGAGGCTCGCCCGCTCGGCCACGGTGGCGGCGAGCTTGGCGGTGGCCTCCCACATTTGCCGCAGGATCTCGCGGACCTTCAACCAGCGGGGGTCGTCGTCGGCAATGGCCTCTGCGGGCCGGCGGGAAAAATTGGGGTCGTCCAGAAGATCGTTGAGGTTGTTGGCCAGCCGGTCGAAATCGGCCTGGGCCTTTGCGGCGTCGGCGGCGGCCTTCTCCGCGGCCTCCTTCTCGCGCTGCCGGGCGCCCTCGCGGCGGATCTGATCGAGGATGCCGCCTAAAGCATCCGGCCCTCGCTCTCCAGCAGGAACTCCTCCAGGCTCACGGCCTCCATTTCCTTTTTCATCTGCTCGGGTGTCGGCGCTTCGAGGTCCGGCTCCCTCGCCTGCAGGTTGTCCAGGACGTTCTCCAGCGTCGTCTCCCCGCGGAGGTAGTGTGTCAGGGCCTGGCCCGGGTGCATCCACCGGGCGCTGGTCTGAAGCTCTGCCAGCAGCTCCTCGGGCGTCTCCCCTTCCACCGGCCTGTCCAGGAACTGCTCCACCACCGCGCGGGCCCTGGGCACCCCCAGGTCCTCGATCATCCGGCGCACCCTGGTTCGGAGGGCCATCGGGTAGGTTGCCCCGGTCGGCGGTTTCTCCCCCACCCACACCGCCAGCAGGCGCCTCGCCGCGGGATAGGGCTTCAACTCCTCGGGAAGCCACGGTTGCATCGGCCAGCCCTCCAAAGAGGTTCAACAGTTCATCGGGGGTCGAAGCCGACAGGAAACCGCTGTCCGGTGCTGCGCCCCCGGGTTCGGCCTTGCGGCCGTCAATCACGATGATGCGGAAATCGTACTTGGTCCCCTGGCGGCTGTAAAGCTGGCCGTCCACCTCCACGTTGTGGGTGACGTTGTAGAAGTGGTGGAGCCAGTTGAAGAACGGGGCGTGCCTGATCTGCCCGTTGCTGCCCAGGTTGTGGCCGCCAATGATGAAGGCCGCGCGTCCATCGTCCTTCATGGCTCGCAGGGCGTCGGCCATAATCCGGTGGTCGATCTGGGAGACATTGTATCCATCGACCTTTACGGTGGGAATGGCGCCGAAAGGCGGGTTGGCCACCACGGCGTCGGCGTCCCGCTCGTTGGGGTCGTGGCGGCCGGCGTTTAAGGTGGCGCCGTCCTCCTGGGAGGCAGTGAAACCCATGGCCCGCAGGATCTCGGAGCGCAGGAGGTTGATCTCGTTCGCGTGGGCCTTGTGCTGGGAGGCCGCCGTGAGCAGCATCCCGGTGCCCGCGGCGGGCTCGTACACCGTCGCGTCTCGGGTGACGCCCGCCAGCTCCTGGAGCAGGTAGCCGAGGTGGACGGGCGTGGAATAGGCCTGGTTGATGGTGCTGGTGGAGGTCCGGGTGGCGAGGTTCGGCTGCCACTCGTAGAGCCGCTGGAGCTCCGCGAAGGTTTCGGCCACGGTGAACCCCTCGGCCCGGGCGGCGTCGATCACGCGCCGGGCCTCAGCGGCAATGGCCCCCTCGAAGACCTCCTCCACGAATTTCTGGTTGTACCGGGAATCGGCCAGCAGGGGGCCCCGCTCGACTCCCAGGGCGCGCGCCACCACCTGCTGCAGGCCCACTTTGTTGAGCCGCTCGCCCCGGCTGCGCACCACGTCGCCGAAGAGCTTCAGCAGCGCCCGAATCCGCTGTTTCGGACTCAGGCCGAAGAAGGCGGCGGGATCCCCCAGTCCGCCCTTGATCTCCACCGGCGCGGGGGCTGGCAGGTGCCGCGGCTTCTTGGGCTCGGCGGCCGCCCGGTCGATCACGTCTTGCTCCCAGGAAGCGCCGGTTTTCAACTGGTACTGCCCCGTCACTGAGTCGATGTGGACGAGCTTGGTCTCCTTGAAGCGCGCCAGCACCCGCTCGGCTTCCTCCCGGGTCTTTCCGAACTGTTCCATCACGCTTTCGATGAAACGTTCCTCCCCGGCGAGCATGCGTTGGGCCACCGCTTTGGTTCCAGGGATCTTCTCCGGAGTGGCCTCGGGTTTCCGCTCCCCGCCGGCAAACAGGTCCGGCTGCCGGGGGTTCTGGAACCCCAGGCCGGGCTGGGCCTCGTCGCGGCTGCTGGGCGTCGAAAAGTAATCGTCGGGGCCCAGCTTCCCACCTCTGTGGCCGGACTTGATGGGCCTCGAATCGTGTAGGGGCTTCGGCCGCTGCTGGCCGTGAGTTTCCTGCTTCAGGTCGAGAGTGGGCTTGCCGGGCTCGGGGGCGGCCGCCGGCTCTGGCGCTTCGGGCGCTTCCGGCGCGGGGGCTTCCGCGTTGGTTTCTGCCGGGGCCTCCCCGGGCCCATTTTCCATCTTGGGTTTGGTTTCCCCCTCAAGGTCGGATTTCAGCACGTCCACCCGGTCGAAGGGGGCGAGCTCAACAGTGGTCCCGTCCTGAAGGGTGACGCCGAAGGGGTCCTTGTCGATGATCTTGTAGATGTCCCAACCATCCGGCCCGTGGCCGGCGATGATGGTCAGGGGGCGGCCCTCGGGGAGGTCTTCGGCATTGACCTGGACGTACTCGCCCGGGGGAGGATCCTCGGGCTCGTATTCCATTTGCGATAGGAGTTGCTTCTCCTTGTGGGTTAGGTCGTCGCCACTACGCGCAGTAATGTCGGTGTTCCGGCGCTTCAGGACCTCCTTGGCCCGTTCGTGATCGCCAATCAGAAGGTCAAGCAGATTTTCACCTTCGAGGAGATAACCTTCTGATTTTAAGGCTGTTTCAATCTTATCGTATGGGGTGCCGTTTTTCCGAAGCAGCATCTTGACTGCCACGGCCGCCTCCTTGAACTCGGCGGCCATGTTCACGGGGTTGATTCCGCCCATCTTCTTGATCCAGCCACGGACGGTGATGGGGGCCTGCTTCGCTCGCTGACGCTTCGGCTTGGGGATCTTCTCAGGTGTCGAATCAGTGCTGGGCGTCGGGGCGCCCGATTGCGCTTCAGGCTCGGCACCGGTGCGGGCCTCGGCTTCCTCCTTGGCTCGTTGCTCGGCGCCCTTCTTCCGGATCTCGTCCAGGATCGATTCCAGTCCGTCCGGGGCCTGGGGAACAGCCAGCGCTTCCGGCGCCGGCGCGGGAACCCCCTTCTTGGCCCGCAGCTCGGCCAAGCGCTTGTGAGCGTCCCCCAGCTTGGAAACGGCGAAGGTGTCGCCCGTAACAGGGTCGGTGAACAGGTACTGCGCGGCCGGGTCCACCCCGTTGAACTCGATCCCCAAGCCGGCGGCCACCTTCCGGGCCGTCTCCCCGTTGCTGTTGGCCTTGGCCAGGGCGTCGGCCTTCTTGGCGGCCTCAAGCGCCGCGGCCTCCTTGTCCGTGAAGGCCATCCCGCCGACCGTCGCCGCCGACTTGACGGCCTTTACCGGAACCGAGGGATCGAGCGGGGTCCTCTTGCGGGTGCCGTCCCCCAGCCAGGCCTTCAGCTGCGCTGGCTCCATTTCGGTCATGCCGCCGAAGCCGTTCCACCCCTCCTCATAGTTGCGCTGGTAGATCTCCCGGGCCTGTTGGGCGTTGGCGGCCCCCAGGATGACCTTGTGCTCGTCAAACTCCCCGGTGTTGGGATCCATCTGGTCGATGACGAAGGCCTTCGGAGTGTTGACCGCCGGGCCCAGGAAGACGTCCACCTGATCGCCGTCCTTTCCCAGAGACCGGCGGAAGTAGCCGTAGTGGTCCTGCATTTCGACTTCCCATTCGGTCCCGTCCGGCGCCTTCCCGCTGCGGGTGGAGCCGGCCGGGTTCTCGACGGTGATGTCGAACCCCAGAACGTTGATGTGCCCCTTTTTGTAGTTGCCGGCCTTCTTCTGCCCTTCGGTGGGCTCTGGCCGGTCGTTCTGCAGGCTGGTGGCGGCGTCGTTGGCCTGGATGGCAACCTCGGCCTGCTTCTCCTGCTCGGCCTGGGCGGCCAGGCGGTCCACCTCCCGGGGATCGGCGCCGGCCAGGGCATCGTCCTCGTCCAGGGCCACGTCCGCAGGGGTCCTCGGAGGCGCTGGAACGGCGAGGCGAGACAAGGCCCCCGCGGACACGGGGGCTGCTGGCGGGGCTCCGGGGCCAGGGGGTGCCGCAGGGATCGGTGACACGGCTGGGGGTGCCGCGGCTTCCGGCATGAAGGAGTCGGCCGCCGGGGCCTCGGAGGCCATGCGCATGGGGGCACGGCGAGTGCCGCCGTCGGGGCCGACAGGGGGCGCTGAAGGCGGTGCGCTGCCGGCGGGGCGCCCCAGGATAATGTCCTCGGGGGTGGACGCCTCCTCGCCGGGGTTCTTCAGGGAGTGCTGCACGTCGTGGCCGACGGAGACGGCAGCACCGGGCGCTCCGATGACGACGAAGGCCTTGGCGCTCTCGACGGCGGTCTCCTTCAGGCGCTCGATGATGGCCGCCCGCTGAAGCTCGGGGATGCCGGCCGCGTTCATCTCGGCGTCCATCTCAGCCGCGACGAAGGCGCCGACGATGTTGGCCGACTCCTGGGTGACCTCCTGGGCCACCTCGCCGGCCAGGAACTCCCCAAACTTGATGGCGTTGCGGCCCGCGATGCTGCCGGCCACTTTCGAAGCGCGTGCGGCCGCAGCCTTCAGGGCTCCGCTCTGGCCCAGCTTGGCCAGGCCCCGGGCGATGGCCCGGGTGGCGACCGACTGCGCCCCGGGGAAGGCCTTGGCCAGCCACCCGATCTGCGCCACCTCGATCAGGCCGTTGACCGCGCCCACGCCGCCTGCCACCAGACGGGCGACCTTCGGGTCTATGGCGTTGCCTCGGTCGTCCCGGAGCTCCAGCAGCTCATCGTAGGCGAGGCCCGCCTCGATGCGGCCCATTTCCATGGCCGCGCTCAGCTGGAATCCCCTGGCGAAGGCCGGGGCCGGGGCCTCGGGATGCTGCAGAAGCTCCTTCGCGCCCGCTTTGGCGCCGGTCCACATGGTGGCACCCATGGTGGGCAACATGCGGAAGGCCGAACCCAGGAAGCTTTCCACGGTGCCGACATTCTCAGCCGGCGGCCTTATCTGGGCCTTGATGTTGGCGATCCCGTTGCGGACCTCGGGAGTGTCGTCGCCGTCGTAGACCTGGCGGGAGCGCAGGCGCCCCAGGTTCACCTGGAGCATCCCCTGTTCCAGGTCGCCGGCCAGTCGCGCCGCCGGCCCCTGGGAGAGTTCCCGCATACGCCGGTTCTCGGGCAACTCGGGATCGGTGGCCAGCTCCCGGGTCTGAACCGGCCGGGCGCTGGCACCCACCCCCGCGCCGGGGCGCTGGGTGGGAAGCCGCTGTGCCATCCTGGGCGGGGGCGGCGCGGGGGGCTTCAGGCCGGATTGCGCGAGGAAATACTCCCGCACCCGGGCCTGCTCGTCGGCTGCCAGGGCCCTGAACTCATCGTCGGCATAGTCGGTGTCGAAGTGGTGGCCAACGATGGACCGCTGTTGCTCCGCGCCCAGGCGCCGGAACTCAGGGTCCTGCAGCCAGCCCTTGACGATCTCGTCCATCTATTCGCCCCCGCCCGGCTGGGTGGATTGCTGCATCTGGTTGTAGACGTCCTTCCAGCTTTTCTGCTTGGGCGGGGGTGCTGTCGGCTGGTCCATGCCCGGCAGCTTGGAGAGAAACAGGCTGCGGGCCTGCTCCTGGATGGCGGCGGCCTCCTCCACGGTCTGGCCCGGGGCCCACTTGGATTCGATGTAATCGTTGTAGGCCTTGACGGCCTCCCCGAAATTCTTCTGGGCGGTGATGGTTTCCCACGCCTTGTCGGCGGGGATCCCCTTCTTCTGGGCGTACCACTCGGCCAGCTTGACCTCGGCCGGCATGGTTTCCTTCGATTGGTTCCGGGCGCGAATGCGCTCGATGCTCTTTTCCCCGGACAGCCTCATGGCCAAAAGCTCTTTATCCTGGCCGTGTTTCCGGTCGGCCAGGGTCTTGTCGGCCGCGATCTGTTTGTCGGTGAGCTTCTCCCGGTGCTCGAACTCCGCACCCTGCTCCTGCTGGCGCTCCAGGGCCTTGCGGCGCTCGTCGATAGACTTGTCCACCCGGGCGATGGCCTTCTCGAACTCATTGCCGGAAAACTGTGAGAGGTAGGCCTTCTTCTGCTCCAGCAGCTCGATCTGCCGGGCGGGGTCGTTCTGTAGCTCGCGCAGTTCGGCCCGGGCGGCCCGCAGCCCCTCCAGCTCGTTTGCGGCGTCCTGGGAACTCATCTGGCCGGCCACCACGGCCTTACCGATGGCAATGTGCCGCTCGTCCATCTTGCGGGCCATGGTCTCCATGGTGCGGTTCAGGCCCATGTTGGCCACGAAGAGGGCTTCGACCTCGCCGGCCCGCCGGTTGACCTCGGCATGGGTCAGGGCCTTCCGAGTCTTCTTGTTCACGAAGGCGCCATAGGTTCCGCTCTGGGGGTCCACGTCCACCTCGGCGTCGAACATGTCGCCAAACTTCCGCAGGAGTGAAGGCTCCCCCTTCTCCACCTTGCCGGTGTCCTTGTCGCCGCCGATGCCGGGCTTCCAGGTCGCCAACTCCATGGCCTCGTCGGTTCCGAAGATGTGGGAGACGCGAACGGGGGCCTCGCGCTTGGCCAGCTCGTCGGCGGCCTCGGCCGATTGCAGCTTCAGGCCCGGAGCGGCGAGCGCGTCCTGGTCAGCCTGCCGGCGCATCTGGTAGGCCATGAGGGCGCGCTTGCCCTCTGCCTCCTGGCCTTCGCGCAGCGTGTCCCCCAGACGGTTCACCTGGCTGATGATCGGATCGTAGGTCATATGGTGTGCCCTTCCCTGGGGTTCATGTTGCCGGCCCTTGAATTCGGCCTTGTCAATATACTGAATGACCTCCAAATCCTTCGTTTCCACTGGGATCGCCATAACCACCGCCAAAACCTCCACCGGAGCTGCCGCTGGCGCTTCCCGTGCTTGAGCCGCCGCCCACATCTGAACCTCCCGGGCCGAACCCGCGGCCGCCCAAGCCTCCAGCAAGGCCTGCAGCGTGGTCGCCTATGTCGACCCCTGGACTTCGATCAAACCCCATTCCGCTCAGGCCACTGACCTCCCCAACACCGTAGTTGCCGATACCCGGCCCCATTCCCATGGACGGGTCCCCCACCTTGTCAGGCCCCTGGTTTATGCCCTTGTCTGCATTCACGGACCCGCTGAACAGGTCGGCAACCGCTTTCCCCCACCGTCCCAGCATGCCCGTCATGCTGGTATCAAGCTCGCTGGTGTGCTTGGTGATCGCTTGCCGGGCCTTTTCGGCTTTCGGGTCAGCCATGACGGCCTCGGGATCCTGCAAGGCGTGAGCGGCCTGGGCCGGCGTGTCCAAGTCCTTGATGGTGGATTCCATAAGGGACCTCTTTTCGGCCTCGCTGTATCCGAGGGCATCCAAGTCGGCACCAATCTTGTCCTTCGTGGCCGCCACCCCGGTGGCGTGGGCCAAACTTTCCGCGGTGATTCCGGCAATTCCCATGGGACCAGGGATGGCGCCGGATACCATAGCGGCGGGCACGTCAGCCCCCAAGAGGCCCGCCGTCAATCCGGCCAAGGTTGCGGACTTCGCCCGATCCATTCCGAAGCCCCCCATCTTGCTCCGGGCCCCGCCGATCTCGCCCAGGCGGTCAGTGGCGTAGCCGCTGAAGCTGGAGGTGTCCATCTGCGGACCTTCTGGGGCTGGGTCCGCGTTGGGATCGCCCACCGCTCCCGGGACGGCTGCCGCGGGCACAGCGGGAGCAACAGGCTGGGGGGCGGGATCTGCCTCGGCGGCCTGCACTCGTGGAGCAACCGGGGCGTCAACGCCATATGTCCGCGTCATTGGAACGGTGGAGAACCGCCCCACGTTTCCGGACATCTGCCGGGAGTAGTTCATCATGGTGGACATGGGGGTGCGTTCGGGTGCGATCATGAGAAGAGACCTCCCAGCCCGCCCACAAGAGCGGACGCGGCAGAGGCAAGGATGCTGCCACCCCCGCCCTCGCCGGAAATAAGTTTCCTCGCCCCGCCAGACGCCAACCAGCCCGTGAGGGCGCCCGTGCCAGCGCCAATGGCCGCCTTCTCCAGGGGCTTCTTGCCCAGCATCGAGGCCGCCAGACCCGCGCCGCCCCCGATCAGAATTGAGCCGGCGTTGTCCTTCAAGCCGGTAAGGAAGCTCGAACCGCCGGACCCGGCGCCCCCGGACTCGGGCCGGAAGATCCCGCCGCCTGCCGGCTGGCCGCCGCCGTGCGGTTGGGACGGCATGCTGGATCCGCTGCGGTCAATGTCCTGGGTGTTCCGGGAGATCTCGTCGGCCAGGGCTTTGGTTTCGTTGGCGCCCTTGGTGGAGAAGTAGGTTTGCGCCGCCAGGCCCCCCAGGCTGACACCTGCTCCTATCAGCCCCCGCCGACGGGCGTCCTTGAGGGCTTCCTCCTGAAGCTCAAGCTGTTCGCGTGTGGATGCCCTTTCGAATGCGTCGGATTTCTTCTGGAGCTTTTCCATGCGGGACTGGTGCGCCCGCTCGTCGGCCGCTGCCTGCTGCTGATAGACCATCGGCGACCGGGCATTCAGGGCCGCGATGTAGTTGGGCTGAATCTTGCGGCCGATGACCATTGACATTTGACGCGACATGGTGGACCTCCCGCCTTACGCTCCGAAAATGGCCTTGCGGCGTTCCTCCTGGGCCCGGGCTAGCGATAGGTCAGCCTGCTTGCTCTGGTGCCCCAGGTAGGCGCTACCCACGGCCCCCAGGGCCGCAACGCCAGTGCCGATGTTCAGGGCCAGGTTGTCATCTGCCCTCTGCTGCTTGGCCATCTTGGTCCGCCTGGTGGCGACCTCCTTGCTGAAGGCCAGGTTCTCCTTCGTCCGTCTGAAGGTCGCGTCCTGGGCCAACTTGGCGCCAGCCAGGCGCATGAGGGCCAGCCGGCGGCGCATATCCTGGTCCGCGAAGGCCTGATCGGCGATTACGGTATCCACGGCTGCCTGCTCGTAGGGATCGGAACGGGCCAACCGCAGTACCTGCTGGTGGTAGCGGGGATCCTGGGTGAAGCTCATATCCATTGGATTACCCTCCCCTCCTCATCTCCTGGAAAAGGTTCACGTCGTCCGCGATCTCCAACTTGGGCAGCTTTGCCTCCGGGTCGTAGGCCACCAGGGCCTCGTAGTCGGTGATGGCGTTGACCTCCGCTTCCACGGTGTCGAGGAATTGCCGGATGGCCTGCATCCCGCGGCGTAACCGGCCGGCGATAGGCCCGGCTGGGTTGTCCACGGCGGCCAGGGTAAAGCGGTTCAGGCGATCCCCCAGCTGCTGGGCGAGGGCGTTCGCCGTGTCGATCTTGATGGCCCGCAGGGTTGGAACCTCGTAGCGGGGGGAAACCGCGTGGGTGACGCGGACCTCTTCCAGCGTCTCCACTTCGGTCTGGCTCTGGCTAACGTAGTGGGCCTGATCGAAGGGAGTGGTGACGATGGGCTTGATCCCCCAACCGGCGAGAACCGCCGGGGGCCGCTGGAAGACCTCGGGGCCGAAGACCACCCCGTCGATGGCTACCTTCTCGGGACCCGGGATGTCGGCCACATGGACCCAGCGGCCACCGCGCTCCACGAGGACGTTTTGCTTCAGTCGGAACATGGCCTGTGCCTCCCTGCCGCGCCAATCCACCCGTAGTGGGCTGTTTCGTCTTTGCAAGGTAAATTTTCAGCGCACGGAAATTCTTCATTAGCGGGCGTTGGCGTACTTCAGGGGTTGTTCGGCAATGGCGAGATAGATGAAACGATTTCCGGCCGTCTGTGCCCAACGGATTTTGAACCCGTTGGAAACGAAGTCTATGAAGTAGGTTCCGGAAGCTTCAGCCGCCGAATCATCTGCCATGAGAGTACGAGTTGTCGGGTTTTCGGAATTGCGCTTGCTGTCGACCATGTACCAACGCCCCGTGGCACTGGCCGCCTTGTAGAGGAGAAATGCGGGTCGAAAACCGCAGTAGTTGAAAGGCCCGTCGGCGTTGGCGATGCTATCCCAGTAGCCGACTTTAACGAGGTTGGGGGTTGACCTAAATAGGTAGGACATAAACACATCTCCTGCAGCCCCACGTGCGTTTGTAAACACTGAGGCGGTAGGTGGCGTGTTGTTCCACCCGGCGGTAGCAATCTTCGCATCGTTCGTGTTGAGTTTGAGGTGGTAGTCCCAGGGCAAGGCGGCCGCGATAAATTCGCATCCGACAAACCAATCTTGGGTTCCACCAGCAATCCGCTTGAGGATGATTAACTCCGGGGCCGCACCGAGGTTATGGTTTACGGTTTCCACCCCTGCGGTGGCCCTGGTGAATTTGATGGCCTGCGCCCCATGCTGCGGTAGCATGGAAAATAGCCAGTCGATGTAGGTCGAGCCATTAACGCCCAACTCTAGGCCAGCTCCGTTAACGATGGAGACGCCATCCGGATTGAATGAAGTGACACCCTCGCTCGGATACCCCGTACCGTCTTCATTGACACTCGTGGTCATCAGGTAGCGGCCCACACCACGCTCTGCGTCAAAGATGAAAGGGTGACCTGCCAGGTCCCGGCGCTTCAGCCACGCCATCCGTGGGGCCATCAGTAGGTTGGAATGGGAGAAGGAGCCCCCGTTACCGGTTCTGGGAATCGCGATGAATGCCCTTTCGCAATCCTGTATGGCAGGCTCAGGCATTAGGGAGGTACATAGAGGCTGGGCGTCGGAAACCGGGTAGCTGAACGCCACCGACCCATTGTTGATGGTCAAGTTGTCCCGCTTGCTGTCCGCGACCATACCAAAGGCGAACCAATAAGGTACGCCGGTCGGGAGTGTGGCGGCCACCCCTTGAGATACCCCGTTCTTGAAGAATTCAAGCTGTCCGGTGTCCGCGTCGAATACCACGCCGATGATGTTGTTCTGCCCCCAGGTGGCCCCGTAGGTCTCACTGGTGCCGTTGTTGAAGAACGTACCTAAGCGGCTATAGTAGGCCCACGCCCCGGCAGTGGTGAGCGAAGACAGGCAGCGGTGGCTATCGTTAATCACTCCAACGAGGTCGTAAGGCGGCGTATAGAGATCGAGGAGGGGCTTGATTTCGATTTGCCATTTCCCGGTGGTGGGGATGGGCAAGTCTAACGCTCTGGTGCCGTGGTCGGTGTTGGTGCCGGCAAACCTTGTTCCAGCATCGGCTACGGAGCTCGTTGCGGGGCGAAGAGAGTCAAGAATGGCGAATCGGTTGGTTGGCGTGTCCTTTGTCTGAACCGGAGAATTGCCCGGGGCGAAGTTCCCGATCCCGGCGCTGTCGTGACCCAGGGTTCCGGCCTGATCGTACTTCAGATGAAATCCCCCTACCCCGTATGGCCCGGCGTAGCTCTTGGGAACCCATAGGTTGCCTTTGAATTCTCCGAATGAGCTTGGCTCTATCGCCGCCCCGGTGACGAGGATAGTATCCGCAAGGTATCCGTCGAAATAGTGAGTGGAGGCGTCGAAGCTTCCGACATAAGGTACTGAACCCGCGTAGGAAACCGTGCTCCCGTAACTCAGGCTCGGATAGGTGGGGGTTCCGTTGAGGGATTGCCGCACCCCGTTGATGTAGAAGCGCAGGCGATCAGCCTGGGTGGCATTCGGAGAGTCGTAGATGACCTCCACGTCGTACCAACCAGAGTCCCGCAGCAGATGGACCGTATCAGCCAGGGCTGCCGTGGTGCCGCCGTTGTTGAAGTAGAGGCTTAGGCGGTCCTGATAAATGCGGATGTTCAGGTAAATGTTGCTTGCCAGATAGGCATTGAACAGGGTGTAGGAGGCAGTGCCGCTATCCGGTTTCCCGCGGCGCAGCATGGTGCGGAAAGTGAACTGGGTGTTACCGCTGGTGGACCCCCAGGCCGCTCGGTTTAGATATTGGTTAGTGTGCAGCCGGATGGAATAGGGAATCTCGTAGCGGTAGAGCTTACCACCACGGAAGGACAGGGATTTTCCCAGCAGGACGGGCTGAAAGGCCTGGGCTGCAGCTGCCGCCAGGATAGCGACGGTCAAGGCCAGAAGGACGATAGCATGCGGCTTGCGCATGGAGGCCACTCCTTACCAGGCGGTGAAATTCGCCTTGCCGTTGAATGGGTACTGAACGAGAACGCCGAACAGCAGTGCGTCGCCGGCGGTGTAGGTGTCGGCGGTGCCGCCAACGTTTCGCGAAACCTGCAGATGCACCAGGGCCTCGTTGGTGGCGCTGGTGTAGGTGCCCGCGAAGGTCACCGCCGGGGTGGCGTCGGTGTAGTGCAGGACGGTATTCTCCCCGGCAAGCAGGGTGTCGGCCACCACCTGGGAAGTCCCCGGGGCAACGTCCACGGCGCCGTTATCCGAAATGGCCGCGCCAGCCACCTCCCACTCCACCCCGTCGGACGTGCTCCCGTTGTCGTTGAAGGGCCTCCAGAGGAACTTGAACTTGATCGCCCCCCCGACCCGGGAGTCGTAGCCGGCGAGCACCACGTTGGCGAAGGCGTACTCCTCCACCGTCCCGTCGAAGGCCAGGTAGTCGAACATGCCCTTGTTCGTGGTGGTCTCCACGCTTCCCGTGGCCGGCCCTGCTGTGGTCTGCGGGGTGAAGGCGCTGGCCGGGATGAACAGGGCGCGGTAAAGCTCGTCGCTGTATTTCTTCGCCGCCCGCTCAGTGATGAGCGCGGTTGGTGAGGCGCCAGCCAGGGTTTCATCGTCGGAAATATCGTTGACCTCGGCGCCGGTCTTCAGCTTCAGGGAATCGAATTGGATCTTCACCAGCAACCACCGGCCATTGCCCCCGTTCACGTCGGGAGCGATGACGTACGGCACCGCCTCGACGCCGCCAATCGTGGAATTGTAGATGTAGAGGTAGGACCTCCCCTCAGCGAGAACCGAAACCCAACAGCGGTCCCCGTCGCTCAGGTTGGCCCCGTTGATGGCGTCCATGGCCCCGGCGGCCCCGCCATAGATGGCGTTGGCCCCGTAAGTGCGCGTGGCGCGGGCCGGCGCCGGCAAAAGGAAGGCCGCCGCCAGCAGGATCAACAAGAGGGTTGCGGAGAGCTTTTTCATTTCGTTGTTCCTTGGTCGTCGCGCACGCGGTTGAACTTGATGGACCAGCCGATGGGCTGGAAGCCCCGCTCGGTGGTGGTCGTGGAAACCTGGAAGCCGAACCCGTGACTCCAGGCCACGAGGTTCAGGGGAGAGGTGGTGCGCACCAGCCGGGTCAGGCTGCTGCCGGCGCTTAAGTCCACGGTGGCGAGTTGCTCGGTCACCCACTGGTGGTCGGGCGTGTCCCACCACTGGTGAGCGGCGTCGCTGATCCACTGGTGATCGACGCCGGACCCGGCGGCCGTGTCCTTGAAGTAGGTCATGGCCAGGGTGTGGGCTTCGGGGATACGGCGGGAGACGATCTTGATTTCGCGGATGATGGTCTGGTCGGCGATGCTGCCGGTGGGGAAGATATCGCCGGTCACCACCACCTGGTCCATGGGGGTGCCGTTCCAGCTGGTGCCGTCCTCCAGCTGGGCGATGTGCCCGGTTTCGAGACCGGCATAAACCCGGTGGGCCCCGGACGGCTCCTTGACCAGCCACCCGACCTGCGGCATGGGAGCGGCCCCGGTGGACCGCTCGTACCACTTCTGGAGCTCGACGTTGAAGGCCAGCCAGGTGTTGTTCCTGACGGCCGCGCTGCCGGAAGGGAAGACGATGTTCCACTCCCGGTAAACCGGGTCGTACCAGCCGGCCGCCAGGTGGATCAGGTCGGCGTTGATGGCCTCGCTGTTGGCCGGGTCGAAGTAGTTCTCGATGCCCGGTATCCGGGTCAGTGTGGCCCCGTCGTAGCGGTAGGGCCCGGACGAGTCGAGGAACATCACCACCTTGCGCTCGACATCCTGGCCCACCATGAAGCCGTCCAGCACCACCATGGTTTTCGGCGCGGGGCAGCCCACGGAATCCGAAACCGTGTCTATGGAGAAGACCTCGGACAGGTCGTTGGTGGATCCCCGGGGCGCCGAGCCCTTCAGCTGGAAGCAGCGGGAACGGGAGGTTGCGAAAAAGATCTCGAAGACGTTGGAGCCATATCGATTGTAGAGGGTGACGCCGTTGGTCAGCGGCTCGTTCTCGCTGCCGAAGTAGAGGGGGCCCGTGGTGGGGCCGCGGGAGGACTCGCTGCCGTTCCAAACATCCGGGGCGTTGGTGGCCGTGAAGTCCACCCGATTGCCGGCGTTTTCGCTCGGGACCCCGCAACCCAGGACCCGGCCCTTGTAGGACCGGAGGAACTTGAAGGCCGGCACCCGCTCCTGGGCGGGTCGGCCCCGCACCAGGTCGATGACCAGCTCCTTGGCGCCGCCGGCCGTCCCGGACAGGTTGCCGCCCGTCCAGAAGACCTTGTACGCGAAGCCTGGCGTGCCGAAGATGGCCCCGTACTCGACGTGCTGGGCCTCCTCGGTCACCGCCGGGGGCGTCCAGCTCACCAGACCTGAGCGGTTGAGGGCGATGTTGCCCGACTTGGTGCCGTCCACCGGGTTGGAGACGTTCACCCAGGCCCCGGACCTCGACCAATACTGAACGGTGACCGTGGTGTTGCCCGTGGTGTTGACCAGGTTGCCGACCATCGTGAGCCGAAGCGCGCTCAGGCGTTCCTGGCTCATCACCACCATGAACTCGGTCGTGGCCACCAGGCCGTCCAGCACCGCGCCGATGGGGTAATCGACGCCGGACGGTTCGTTGGCGTTGAGGGTGTAGTCCTCCCACTTGCCTGATCGGGACACCTGCACCTGGGTCAACTGGCGGTCGGCGCCGTCCCAGGCGTTCTGCAGAGGCTGGGGCGGCGCCCGGCTGGTGACCTGGCCCAGGATTGCGGTGGTCCCGGCGGTCCACTCCAGCAGGTAGGCGGCGCTGTAAAAATCTTCGAAGTGGCACGGGGCCACCAGGCCGACGGTGGAGTCGAAGGAGATGGTGCCGCTCTGGGCCAGGGCCTTGCCGTCCAGGCTGGTCCTGTCGGATAGCCCCGTCACGGCGGCCCAGGCGGTGCCGGTCCAGTATTTGACGGCCACCGTGGAGGCCGTGGAATTGGCCGACGTTACCGTGAAGTGCAGCGCGTCCAGCGCCCGGGGCACGAAGACCAGGGCGAACCGCTTGGTTCCGATGGGGATGGTCTCGCTGGGCGTGGAGAGGGTGGATTGAGCCTGGTCACCGAACCACACTGCGCCCGCGAGGGTTGCGTCGTTGACCAGGTAGAACCCGCCCACGGGCATGATCTCGCCCGAGTAGATGATCGACTCGTCGCCGTTGGCGTAGCCTATGGCTCCCCGGGGAAGCTCCGCGAGGGATCCGGTCAGCCCCGGGACGCTGTCGGTATGGATGGGGGTAGCTTCGAAGGGTCCGTCGTCGGGCACCTCGGTCTTGTTGAGGAAGACGCGGCCCTGGCCCGTGGCGGGGTCCACGGCCCACACCAGGATGTGGCTCTGGCCGTCCTTGCGGAGCTGGATCCCGTCGCGGATGTCGGTGTAGGTGGCGAGCGGCGCGGTGGTCGCCAGGGTGTAGCCGTTGGTGCCCTCGATGGTTTCGCGGATGGGCCGCAGGTTGCGCAGGGTGCGGAAGTTCTCCGCGCCGAGCCGGCTCGGGTCGATGGAGGGCATCCACTTCCCCGAAAACGTAAAATCCTTCCGCTGAGGCTCCTGGTCGGGGACTTCCATCACCCGGATTGGCTGTGGCACGGCATAGAGCCCGGCAGACCCCGCCAGGACCAGCAGGGCGATCAGCGCAACCAGCCAGCGGCACCGAACGGTGGCCATCACTTGACCTCCCGGTTGCCGGAAAGCGGCTCCACCAGCTCGGCCCGCATGTTGGTTGCCACCTGGTAGAACAGGGTCAGAAAGGAGGCCGCCCGGGCGCTCTGCTTATCTTTGTAGAGGGCCTGGGACAGGACGTAGTAGCGGAGGGCCTGCTCGTAGATCGCGGGAACGGGCAAGGTGGCGTTGGTGTCGGCCGCCGCGGTGGCGGGCAGGGCCAGCATGACGGTGAGCTTCTCAGTGGTGCCGGCGGCCGGCAGGGGGTAGACGCCCAGCTGGTGCTTGAAGGTGAACCACCCCACCACGCGCTTGCCCTTCAGCAGGTCCTCCTGGCTCGCGCCGATGGACGCCGGACTGCCCTTCAAGAGCCCCCGGGGGTTCCCGCCGGTCGCATCCATGAGCACCACGGCCACCACCGCCAGGTAGTTTGCCGGCAGGGCATAGAAAATCTGGCCGGCGGCCAGGTTGATCGTCACAAGGTCCTCGAAGCAGTGGGCCACGGTGGCGAGTTCGGCAGCCCCGGCGTTGGTCCAGCGCAGGAGCTCGTCGTCGCCGAAGAAATAGTTTTCGGAGTCCTTGTCGTTCAGGAGGTCGCGCAGCTCCGTGATAAAGTTGGCGACCGTCTTGGTGCTCATGGTCTGGCTGGATGCGGCCGCATTGCCGGCGCACAGCACCAGCAATGCAACCAGCAGCCAGGCGTATCTGGAACGGCAATGCTTCATGGCGCGGCCTCCCGGTCAGAAATCCCGAACGGGGGTGTGGGTGAAGGTGTCCATGTGTGGGCGGCCCAGGCTTTCCAGGTTCTGGATCAGGGTTTCCCACGCGGAGGCATAGAAGGCCTGGTTCTTCCGGTAGGGCTCCACCAGGCGGGCGTGGGTTTCGGGGTCGGGCGGCTGGCCCATTTGCATCACACAGAAGGCCACCAGGCCGAAGTGGTGGTCTTCGTCCACGTCGGCCAGCGCGGAGAGCTTGCGCACGAAGTCGGCGGCCACGTCCCCCTCCAGGTTGGCGGGGTTGGTGAGCCGCAGGGCATTGCCCATCCATATGTAGTTCTGGCGGCTGTAACCCTTCAGGGCCTCCTCCTGCCGGGGATAGATGGGGTGGATCTCCACCATCTTGCTGTCGTCGTAGACGTGGCCCCCCGCGATGTAGCCGGCCTGGGGGGCGGTCAGCTCGAGCAGCCCGAACAGATTGCCGGGGTCTGGACCGTAGAGGGTCGCGGTGTAGCGGTTGCCGTCCGGAGCTCCCGTTACCGAGAGGCCGGAAGTGGTCACCAGGGCTCCCTCCCCCAGCCCGTGGTTCGCGGCACGCAGCCAGGCCTCCCCTTCCAGGATGGTCACGCTCTCGATGGGGATGGCGGCGGACCGAAGGTCGTAGGCGGCGAGGATCCGGCGGCTGTCAACCGGCGCCCCGAACACGCCCGCCCCGACCTTCGGCAGCAATGCCCGGCGCCGCAGCCGGTCGGGGCAATGCGTTTCGTAGAGCTTCCGCAGCTCCAACAGGGCCACCTTCAGCCCTTCGTCGATCTGCTCCGTGGGGTAGCTGGCATCCAGCACCCCCAGGCGCACCGCGTGATAGAAGTCGGCCATGTCCATGGGATCACTCCCCCGGGTAGAGGCTCATGCGGTCCTTGCGGGCCTTCATCACCAGGTTCCACTTCTCCCGGGCGGCCTCGCGGACCTCGGCCGGCGCCGAATTGATGATCTCCAGATTTTGATGCAGGAAGCCGGGCCTGAAGACGTTCCTTCGCGGGGGCTCGGAGTTGGCCGACCCCGGCGGTCGGCTGGCGGCCCGATCGATGACGCTCACGGTCACCCCGGCGAAGGCGTCGCCGTCCATGGCGCGGATCTGCTCGATCATGCCTTGCCAGAAGACGGCAACCGACTCGGTGCCGGCGAAAGCGAGGTGGTAGGCCTTGCGCTCGGCCTCGGTGGCCACTGTTCCCTTCGGGCAGTAGATCCGGAAGCTGCCCGGCTGGGAAAGCAGGTAGTTCCGCATGCCACGGTCGGCCACCTGGCAGACGTAGTGCCCGCGTAAGTTCCTCGTGAAGGTGAAGGGCCGGTTCTTGATGTGGATGGTCGTGGGCCCGTCCCGCTCGATGGTGCATTCCAGAACGGTCGGGTCGAAGCGGTATACCTCCAGCTCGGGCGGCGGGGGCTGGTCGAAGCGCCGGGGGCGCTGCCGGTTGGGGTCTTTCGGAGCGCCGTGGTCCACCTCGGGCGGCGGCGGGTCGGCGGCGGCCCGCAGGGCTTCCCGTGCAGCGACGGCCCGGGCGGCCTCCTCGGCCTCGGCCTTCCGCTTCGCTTCCTCCAGATCCTCTCGCACCATCCGACACATGCCCTGCAGCCCGTCGGCCAGGTCCATGGTGGTGGGGTAGATCGGAATCTCGTCGGCCTCCAGCATGGAGAGGATCGGGCCGAAGGTGGCCACGTCGTCGTCGTGGAACCGCCCGGTCGAATCGTCCTCCAGCATGACGAAGGCGAACCTGTCGTCGCGCGCCTTGGCCAGACGGGCGGCCACGGCGGCCACGGTGAGAGCCTGGGCGGCGATGGCCGGGGAGAAGACCAGGATGGCCATGTCGCCCTCGCGCTCCAGGCTGCCGTCCGTCATGGAAACGGGCCGGATGTCCAGCCGGATGGCCTCGGGGTGCTCGTCGGGCTTCAGAGCCTGGCGGATGCTGGCCAGGATTTCGGGGCTGTTCGATCCCCCGACCACAAGAATCAGCTGACCTTCGGGGGGTGGCGCGGGCTCGGCGGCAGGCTGCGGAGGGACTGCCTCCTGGGCCGGCGCCGGCGGCGTTTCAGCGGGAGGCGCGGGCTCGCCGATGTGGGCGACGGTCTCTCCGGTTTCGACGTTCACCAGGAAAGCCTCACTCGCAGTGGGAACGGTCGGGGCGTCGGTGGCAGGTGGGGTCGTCTCCATCTTCTTCCGTCTGCGCGGTGGCATGGTCTGCTCCTTGATCTGAAGGGGCCCCCATTCGGAGGCCCCCCGGGCAAAGGGTTGGTCTACCGGCCACCAGGGCTCACAGGCCGAAGGCGGTCGGGCGGTACTGGCAGGTGATGAAGACGGCTCCGGAGGCTGCCACGTTGGCCGCGACTGTCACCTTGGCCGCGATGACGATGGGCTGGTGAATCTGCGGGGCGTTGGCCTGCTGGCGCCAGGTGGCCGCCTTGAAAAACATGTCGGGGACGTCGGCCCGCTGCATCCCGGGAACGCCGATCACCTTGCCGGTGAAGCAATTCGACCCGGCGATGAGGTCGGTTTCCAGGGTGTTGAGCACGCCGACGCTGACGGCGAGGACGCTCGTGCCGGAATCCAGTTCCTCGTTGTAGAAGTGGAGGTCCACCGGCAGGGTTTCGGGGGGCAGAACGATCAGCCCCCACAGCTGGCCGGCGGCCACGTTCGCGGTGCCCACCGCCAGGGTGGCCTGAGCGACCATGTGCTCCCCGCCGGAGTAGGGGCTGGCGGGCGGGCGGGTTTTGCGGTTGGCAACTTGGTCGGACATGATGTTCATGGGCATGGGAGTGTCCTTTCTCTAAGCGGTTTCCCGGGCCCGGCTCACGGGCCCGGGGATTTCGGTCGATCAGGGTTTCAGCGGCGCGCCCGTCACCCCGTTACGGGGCGGTGGTCACGGGCCGCTTGCAGGCGCAGTCGATGGCGTAGGTCGCCAGGTCCTTGCCGTTGTAGCTGACCTTCTTCATGCCCACGATGGTGTGGGTGGAGATGACCAGCTGGTTGTCGTTGTCTCGGCCTTCCTCGTGCCAGCCGAACCGGAGGCCGGTCCCGGGGGAGCCGAAGGCGATCACGGTGGCCTGCTCGCCCAGAAGCAGGGAGCGGGCCGCGGCCACGTTGCCGCCCGCGCCGTAGTCGTTGAAGCGGATCACGTTGCGGTGCTCGTGGATGAGGACGTTGTTGTGCATCCCCTTGGCGCCCGTGAAGATCGGGCTCTTGCGGCCCAGGGCCTGGATGGCGGCCTTCTGGATGTCCATCCAGCCGTTCGTCCCTGTGGCAGTGCGCATGTCGTAGGTGGAGTAGGGATGCACCACCACAACGTAGTGCTCCTCGCCGTCCACCATAATCGGGAGCATGCCCGGGGTCTGGAGGTTTCCGTCCGTGCCGGCATACCCGCTGCCAGCATCCCCGCCCATGTCGGAAATGACGGCCACGGCCTTGTCGATCTCCCCGACCTCGAACTTGTTGGTATCGGCCAGGGTGGCCTTCTTGGTGCCGCCGGCGAACTGGATGTGCTCCGCATCGGGGGCCGTGAAGGCGTTGCCGGCAAAGCCCGTGTAGGTGAGCGGAAACAGGAAGCCGGTGTTGATGCCGCGGGCACCGGAGGCGTACATGAACCACAGCTCATCGAAAACCCGCGCCCAGTAGTCGCGCTGGAGCCGGCGGGCCCGGGCGCGCAGGGCATGGATCGTCCGCTTGCGGGTCATGCGGCCGCCGGTGTTGACGCCGGCCCGAAGCTGGTCGATGTAGAGACCGTCGGTGTAGAACTTCATGTCCTCCTCGAAGTTCTCCAACACCTGGTCGCCCTCGCGGGGCTGCATCGTCATCTGCATGAGCAGATCGAAGCTGATGTACTCGCCCGCGTCGCTTTCCAGCTCCTTCAGCATCTGGCAGGGCATGCTGGAATCCTGCCCCACGCCCATTAACCGGCTGGTGATGTAGGATTTCTTGGCCATGTCCACGGCCAGGAAGGCGGACTGCTTCTTGATGGCCTTGGGGTCGTTCACGCCGATGAGGGTGCGCATGGATGTGTTCCTTTCGTCGGATCAGTTGGAGTCGAGTGTCAGGCTCGTCAGGTCGCATCTGCTCCATCCGTTCCAGCGTTGGCCCTTGCGCGGCTTCTTCGGCTATGGCGAACCGTCGGGTATGAGGACCCGGCCGTGTGGTGGGTGCTGGTGTGCTTCTTACTGCCGCCTCACTATGAGGCGAGGTATCGCTCGACTGCTTCCGCGGGCATGCGGGCCAGGGCGGCCTCCAGGGCGTCGCCGTCCAGCTTGTCCAGGGAAGCGAACAGGCCGGCGCTGTCGTCGTTGGTGCCGGCCGCGGGTAGATCTCCGATGTTCATGGCTGCCCGGCGGGCGTCTCCCTCGGCCCGCTGCTGCTTGGCCTGGCGGGCGAGCTCCTCCGCGCTGGGCTTGGGGGGCGTCGGCGTGCCGAAGGCCCCGCGAAGCTCCAGGACCACCTTGTAGGCCTCCTCCAGGAGCTGCCGGTCGGTGACCTTCGCGGCGTCGGGGTGCTCGATCAATTGGTTCACCCGGGTCACGAACAGGTCGTGAACCGCCGGGTTGGAAAGTTCCTTGTGGGCCCCCAGGAAAGCGCGCTGCTCGGCCTCCCACATGGCCGTTCGGTTGGCCTGGTTGGTCATCGACGCCATGCGGTTCTGCATTTCGGCGCCGTCCAGGGCCCGGACCTTGGCCATGTAGTCGTCGAAGGTGACTTCCCCGTCCTCGTACCGCTTGCGCTCCGCGGCGGCCTCGGTCTTCAGCTGCTCGATCTGCTGCGCCGGGATGAGGGGCAGCGGCTTGAAAACTGGGATCAGCGTCACGGGCGGCGGCTGGGGCGGCTCCACCGGAGGCGTATCTGCTGCCGGGGGCTGCTGGGCGGCCGCGGGAGGCGGCTGAGTAGCCGGCGGGTCGGCCGGGGGCTGCTGCGGGGGTGTTGCCGGCGGCTGGGCGGATGGCCCCGGGGCTGCCGGGGGCGGGTCCTCGGCCACGGCGGCCGGGTCGTCCGGCTCGGCCATGGCGGCGGCCTCTTCCTCCCCCAGGAGGTCGTCCAGCTTCGGCGCGCTGCCCAGGCCTGCCAGCTGCCGCTCCAGGTCCTTCGGGTCGGGCGGCGGGTCGGCCGGGGGCGTCGTCTGGGTCTTGGCGGGCTCGGTCATTTCTGCTCGCCCTCCTTCTCTTCGGGTTGCGGAGCCTCGGGCCGGGGCGAATCGGGCAGGGCCTGGACTTCCTCGCGCGTGCCGCCGTCCATCTTCAGGTCAAAGGTGATGGCCTCGCCCTGGTGGCTCTGGATGTCGCCCAGCTTGTCGAGCAAGTTCTTGGCCTGCATGGCCTGAGCGGGCGTCATCCTGGGCTCGCTCTCGTCTTCCAGCATGCCGCCGGTGTCCTCGGCCTGCGGCGCCCCGGTGCAAGAGCCGATCACCTGGCCCACAGTGAGGCGGTCCAGTTCTTCCCCGAAATACGCCTTCAAGGATTCCTTAGCCGTGGCCATATTGGCGGCCTTTGCTTCGCGGTACCTCTGAATTGGCTCCCGGGCGTACTCGATGGGCTTGGCCGAAACCAGGCGCCACTGGTTTCCGTAGTCGAAGGACTCCAGGGCCATGTCCGGCAGCACCACCAGGGCCTCGGACACGGCGGGCATGGCCCTCCGGTCGGTGTCCAGCTTCGTGCGGGACCGGCACAGGATCACGGCCGGCCCGGGGACCTCCATGGCCATCGTGTGGATGGTATCGCCGGCGCAAACCTCCATCCGATCGATCAGCTTCCAGCCTTGCGGCAGCTTCATTGCTCTCTCCTTTCAACCCAGGTTAAAGTTGCGGGGGGCTTGCCACCCTTGCCTAAGCCGACCGACCACCGGCGGCGCCGTTGGCGGGCCTCGCCGGATTTCTGCCCCATGTCGAGGGCGGCTTTGAGTCGCGGACGATGGCCCCCCGGCACCGCCCGAAGGAGTGGGGCAGAAGTCATGCGGGCGCCTTGCCCCTGGCAGCCTTCAGAACCTCCTGCCGGCGCCGGTGAATCTCGTTGTCACGGTCCATGGCCTGCTTGTTCACGTTCAAACCGTGGGAGGCCGCTGCCTGGCCGGCGGCCAGGGTCGCCTGGCGGTTGTCGCGCTGCACCTGGTGCAGGGCCTGGCCGCGGGCGATGCGAACCTTCTCTTCGTTCTGGCCGATGTCGGCCAGGGCCTTCTGGGCGCGCGCCAGGATCTCCTCGATCTTGGCGCGCTTCTCGTCGTTGGCAAGCAGCGCCGCCTCGGCGGCCGCCTCCTGGATGATCCGCTCCATCTCGGCCTGCCAGGTCTCCTGCTCTTCCTGCTGCTTGCGCCTGGCCTGAACCTCGGGGTCGTTCATGTCCTCGTCGGGGTCCGGCTGGCCGTTGATCTGCCGGATGCGTTTCACCATCTCGTCCTTGCCGGGCATGTCGATGAGGTCGATCCAGAGGTCCATCAGCTGGAGCACGATGGTGGGATCCATGCGGGAGAACATTTCCCCCATGGTTTCAAACATGTGCTGCCGGATGGTGGCGTTCCAATCCTGGGTGTCGACCACGTAGTCGGCCTGGCTGGCCGTGATGTCGTTCAGGATCTCGCCGGTTTCCGGGACGGGCTTGTTGATCTCTTCGAACTCGAGCTTCCCCTTGTCCCCCACGAGCCGGATGATCTTCGGGCCGGTGTAGAACTGCTCGATGTTCGCAAGCTGGATCTCCCCGGCCAGCTGCTCGGAAAACTTCAGGTTGTCGAACAGCTCGAAGGTGACGGTGTGCCCCTGGTCCTGGCGGGCGCGGATGGCCCGGCCGCTGGTGGCGTTGGTCTCCCGGCCCATGTTTTCGTCGGTGACGCCCCCGGTCGCCTCAATGTACTGGGCGTCCTGGTTCATCAGCATGATGTGCTCTTCGGCCAGGGTTGTGTCGCTTTCGATGCGGACCTCTTTCCCGGGCACCTTCACCAGAAGGCAGTCGGGCCGCTGGGCCTCGGTGTGAAACCGCTGCCAATCGTTGTTGGGGGCGGCCCCCTCGTCGGCAATCACCCGGTTGGTGGAAAGGATGAACAGGGCCTTACTGCGGCGCTTGTTCAGGTCGTCCTGGGGGTCGCGGAGGTTGCGAATCACGCCGTAGGGCATGCCGTCGCGGTGGCGGCGGTAGCCCCAGATGGGCACGAAAGGAAAGCGGTTGTGCGCGTAAGGGCTGCGCTGGTCCACCAGGATGGTGTTCTCGCAGTAGATCATGTGGCGGACCACCATCTTCACGGCGTCGTGCAGGGTGGCGTAGCCCTCGGCTACCATGGCCCGCATGTAGGGGTTAGCGGGGTCGTAGGTGGCGTTCTGCAGGGTGCCCATGCGGAAGCCGCGGGCGCCCCGGATCATCTGAATCCGCTCGGGGTGGCGATACCAGCACTCCACCAGGCGCACGCGGTTCCTCACCCGGGGGTCGATGCCGGCAATCCCGGCCATGCCGGTCCCCACGTTCTCGTAGAGGGAGGCCTCCAGGTCGGGAACGTCGTCCTCGTCGGTGAAGTACTCGGACCAGTCGGAGTTGTTGGCCGCCTCCACCAGGTCGTGCTTCGCGCGGGGGAACATCGCCACGGCAATGTCCAGGTCCACCCACTTCTGCCGGAACAGGTACCGGGCGTCTGAAAGGTCTGCCATGACGGCCATGGAGTCGTGCCAGATGTTGCGCCAGTCCTCGTAGCGGTAGAACAGCGGCTCGTCCTCGGGGTCGGATTTCACCCCGATTTCGATCCACCCCAAGCCGCTCTTCGCCGCGTCGGCGAAGGCCCGGCTGCGGTGGTGGCCCGTCTTGTTCACGTCGGAGACGTACTTGATCAGCTTCGTCTTGTGCTCCGCGCCCTTGGTGTCATCCTTGGTGCGGGGCAGAACCCGGTAGTCGATGCGGGTCCGGCGCTCGGTGCCGGTGATCCAGAGGATGGTGGGCTTGATCCGGTTGTAGACCCGGGCGCTCTGCCCTCGGGCCTCCACCACGGCGGCGTCCTCGGGGTCCCACTGGTCGCCGTCGTAGTAGTCGTGATCGAGCAGCCGATCGATCCGGTTTTCGTGCTGGAGTTCCTTCTCGGCCAGGAGCCAGGCGCGAACCCGGCGCAGCCGCAAGCGGTATTCCTCGGTGTCGTAGGGATCCTTGGGCCGGGCTGCGTTCGCGTCCTCCCCCAGCATCGCCAGCTCGTCGGCAATGGTAATCCCCACGTCCTGCTTGCCGCGGCCGTGGACCGTGTAGTTGTCAAAGGCGCTCTGGCTCATGGGGCTTCCGCTCTCCGCTTCTCAGGTCAGGCCTCCCCGCCCGTCGTCCACCACATGCACGATGCCGGTAACGTCCACGTCCTCGGCCGGCACTTCGTGGTCGTAGAGCGGCCGGACGTGGCGCTTGCCGCTGGCGTCGGTGAAGCCCAGCTCTCCGATCTGCAGGCTCACCGGGTCCGCCTTGGGCCGCATGAGCATGGCGTCCTGGATGCCGTTCTCGATCTCCATGGCGATGGCCACCATCTTCTCCTTGGTCACCACCCCGCCGATGTTGAAGAGCTGGTAGACCACCTCGGCAATGCGGGCGATGTTCAGGCCGTGGAGGGGGTTGTGCTCCCGGGAGTAGAGCCAGAAATGCCGCTCGGGGATGGACACCTTCCGGCACTTGAGCATCCGCTGGACGTTGGGCACGAGCACAACCTCCAGCTCGTCGCCGTTCCATTGGGGCACGGCCTTGATGGGCTTTTCGCGGAAAGCCAGGGCGGTCATGGGTTCGCTTGCTCCTTGGTCGGCTTGGGTTTGCAGAAGACCCCCGCCCGCAGCAGGACGGCCTCGGCCAGCTGGTGCAGGCGCATGGCTATGGCAATGGCGTTTTCGTCGTCCCCGAAGGCGGCCCGGACGGTGAACTTCGGCGGGCTGCCCAGGAGGTCGATGAAGACGGTCACGGCGAGCTCAGTCCGCCGGGCCTCATCGTCGCGGCGAAGCGCCAAGCGGGTGATGAAGACCGGGGTTTCGGTCGTGTTCTGCTTCGGGATGATCTGGGCGGTCGACTTCATGAGGCTTGCGCTCCCCTTCTCCCCCGGCGCAGCCAGTCGCGGCCGGCGGGGTTGCGGCCGGGGTCCGGCACGCCTTCGATGAAGTGGAAGCCGGTGGCGAGGGTCCGCAGGGCGTCGGCCGGGTGGGATGCCCAGTTGTGAACCGGTCGGTCGTGGTAGTCGCCGGTCACCTCGTTCCAGGCCTTGCAGTAGTGGTCCAAGGCGTCGATCAGGTAGGCGCACTTCGTTTTGCAGATGCGGAGGGTGGGCATCATCATTCGCACGGAGTTGATGCCCTCATTGATGCCGATATTGGCGGCCACGGCATGGACCCGCTGGCCGGGCAGGAGTTCCCGCAGGCGGTCCACCGCGCTCTGGCCGGTGATGATCTTGTGCGCGGAGTCGCCCTCCCAGGGCAGGATGTGCTCCCCGTAAACGTACCCCTTGTCCTGCATGACCTTGGCGTAGTGGGAGAGGTCCTCGCCGCTGTTGTAATAGAAGTCCACCAGGCGGTTCTCCCCGTGGAGGCGCTGGTGGAAGATGATGCAGTTGGTGTCCGAGTGGCCGATGTCCCAGGCGGTGTTGACCGGCAGCGTAGGGATGTGTGGCAACAGGTCCACAACCTGGCCCATCTGCCGCATGCGGGCCATCTGAAGCGCGTAGTAGGAGCCCTTTACGGTCGCGTTGAAGGCCTCTTCCGGAGTGCCCGGGTACTCTCGGAACATCGTGTCCCAGCCCAGGAGAAGCACTTTCTTGGTGTACCAGGCGATTTGGCCGTCAGTGAGCTTGACGCCGGTAGCGGCCTGGAACTTGTCCAGGTGGGCCCGGACCTCGGTGGGCACCACCACCCCGTGGGGATGAATGGAGTAAGTCGGGTTCTCGTGCCAGGGGAAGAAGTGGAACTTGAAGTCGAGGGGGCTCAAGACCGCGCCCTCCTTGGCCAGACCTTCGGCCTTCCGGCACCAGTCGTGGAAATCCCCCTGGCGGCCCTCGGCGGTGGACTCCACCACCACAATCTGGCCGACGTGGATGGCGTTGAGGGTGCCAGCTTTGACCTCCTCGGCTTTCCCCGGGTACTTCTTGCAGATCTTGGCGTGCTCGCTGATGTGCAGCCGCTGGACCGTGCCTGACCGGAGCGACGTGGCCACATAGATCGTGGAGTTGTTGCTGAAGACGAGCTCGGCCTTGCTGTTGGTGAGCAGGGGCCGCTGGCGGCGCAGCCAGGCAGGCAGGTTGTCGTAGGGGTACTTGACCTTGCGCCGGAAGATCTTGGCGGCGTCGTCCCGGTGGTGGGCCACGATGCCGGCCTCAATGTCGGGGATGAACAGACAGTCGTCGAGGAAGTACAGGTCAACGAACGTGGTGATGCCGTGCTGGCGGGCCTTGAGCACGATGTTGAGATGCCACAGGGCGTCATAGAGTTTTTCCTGGTCCCCGTTCGGCCGGAACTTCACCCGCCGGCCCTGCTCGTCGATGATCCAGTACAGGTTGTTGAGGCGCCACCACTTGTTGCTGAAGCACTCCACCAGGCGAAGCGGCACCAAAACGACGCTTTCGCCAGCAATCACCAGCTCGGTGGCCTCTTCCGCGGACCGCTGCTCAGTCCTGGTCGCCAGCATCGACGGCTTCCAGCAGCTCCCGGCCCGCGTCCGGATCCAGCTTCGTCTGGGTCAGGTTCGGCAGCCCGGGCTTGTGGTTGGCGAACACCTCGGCCATGAGGGCCGCGGCCAACTTGTCCACCCCGACCTGGATGTTGATGGGCCCGCCCCCGGGGCCTGAAAGCTCTTTGCGGTCCACCAGGGCGCCCTTGAGCTTGAGCCCCAACTCGGCAAAGCCTTTGCGCACGCGGTGGTCGGGGTAGCTCTTTACGTCGGTGATCAGGCCGTTGCTGGTCGCGTGGTAATGGAACTCGGCGTCGAGGCCTTCGACCAGCTTCCGCTTGAGGCGCGCCTCGGAGAGCCCCACCTCGTCCATCCACTCGTTAATGAGCGGCTCCAGCTTCTTCAGGTTTTCATGGCCCATCTGCTGGAGCGCATGCTCGGGGTCCTTGGCGCCCTTCCTCGCCGCATAGCCCGCCGCCCGCGCCGCGCCGGTGGCGTTCATGAAGGTGGCCGGGTTGCTCTCGTCCAGGTAGGCCCGCAGCCATGCGGCCTGCTTGCCCACCAGGCGTCGGCGCTTGGTGGCCATCAGTCGTTGATCTCCGTGGTCTTGCCGTGGTGGGGCTTGTCCCAGGGATCCTCGGCGGCCTGGCGCAGCTGCGCGTTGCGATTGCCGACGCTGTGAAGCGGGGAGCCAGGGGTGGTCTGGCGGCCGGCCTCCCCCTGGGGGATGTTCGGATTGCGAGAGACGGGTTTCGGCTTGTCGTTCGGGTCGCGGGGCTCCAGTTCGGGCATTTTCCCCCTCATAGTGCGGAATCTCCTTTCCGGAAAAGGAAAGCGGGGCCGGGGCATGTGCCCAAGCCCCGCTTAACCAGGGAGCGGTTTGCCGTCAGAGAGCCGTGGCGGTGGCGGAAGCAGTTGGCAAACCATGACGAGTTGATGGCAAGCCAACAGTTGAATTTGGCCTTGTCAAGCACATTTTTTGATCTAAATCACCAAGGCCTTTTGGCACTTAACACAAGGCAGGAGAAACATCTTGACAGCAGATGGCCGGAATGAGAGATTCATTGTGGTGAAGTGTGATGCAGATTAATGCAAATCGATGAAGCATAATGACGAGGGCAATTCGCCATGGGCAAGCGTCGTATTACCATCAGCTTGGACCCCGAAGCCTACAGCGCCCTCTCCACCGTGGCCGAGGTAACCGACCGTTCCCTGAGCTGGCTTGCCTCCCAGGCAATCAAGGAATTCCTTGAGCGGCAGGACGCGCTCAAGCAGAAGCCGATTGAATTTAGCTGGCGGCAATAGATATTCGGCGACCCGACCCACCTCAAACGACAAAATCGACAAATCGAGTCAAGAGTTCGGTGATAGGCCATGATGCGTGCTATGGACTGGACGTTGTCCAATCCAAGTGAATTTCGGCCTTTACATGCGGAACACGATTTCTCATTCGCTGACCAAAGAGGTAGGAAACCATACCCGTATACAATTCAATCGATGACATCCCGGGATCCAGCAATGGTGGATGTGTACTCCTCGGAAAAACGAAGCCAAGTCATGAGCCGCGTCATTGGGCGAGATACCAAGCCTGAGAAGCGTGTACGATCAGCCCTCCATCGGGCCGGATACAGATTTAGACTGCACAGGGGGGATTTGCCGGGGAAACCTGATATTGTGCTCGCCCGATATTGCACGGTCATTTTCGTCAACGGATGTTTCTGGCATCAACATCCCGGTTGCTCAAAGGCGACAATTCCGCAAAACAATAGACAGTTTTGGGAAAGAAAACTGAGTCGCACAGTGGAAAGGGATGAGCAAAACAGATCGGACTTGAGGCGTCTGGGATGGAACGTAATGACTATCTGGGAATGCGAAATGCGTAAGTCATTCGATATGACCATAAAACGTGTCGTGGAAAATTTAATATATATTGATCAAAAGAGCGTCAAAAGAGGATAAGTGTGATTATAGAATCTCAGATCTATGAGCCTCTGCTTAAAGCCTCCACGAACGGCAAGCTCTCTAATGAAAATTTCAGAGCCATCACTAAGTTGCTTGAGGGAGAGGTTCAAAGTGAAGTTCGCAACTGGAGACCTGAAACCAATCCGGATATGCGGAAACCTAATCCCGCCTTTCAGGTTTTGGACTTTTTCTGTGGCTGCGGCGGCATGTCCTTGGGATTCTCCGCGCTTTCGAGGATTGTTCCGTTGATTGAGGTGATCGGCGGTTGCGATATAAACAGCGATGCCCTCTCGACTTTTGAACGGAATTTCGCAGTTCCGGGAATTAAGATGGATGTCAGAGATTTGGTGGATGACGACAACGCCTTATCGCGATTCCTTGAATTGATGCCCCGTTACAACAAGAACAGACGATCAATTATAATTGGCTGCGCACCCTGCCAAGGTTTCACCTCTCATCGCAAGCGGCACTGGCACAAGGAAGATCACAGGAACACTTTAATCGGCGCATTTGCATCTATAGCAGTCAGATTAAATCCAGAATGCATAGTGATGGAGAACGTCCCCGAGATGCTCTCCAAGAAGTATTGGAATCATTTTACAGACGCGAACGCCATCTTTAACGAAGCTGGTTACGTTGTATCCCAAGCAATCTATAATGTCGCCTCGTTTGGTGTTCCGCAGGATCGGTACAGGGCTTTGGTCATTGCGATGAAAAAGCCTTTTATTTTGCCGCATCCGAGGATCGAAGACCCTGCCGAGTTCAATACCGTACGCGATGCAATCGGCGCCCTACCCCCGGTCTTACCTGGGCAAGCGCACCCGCAGGATTCAATGCACAGGTCGGCCGGCCATAGAGAGTCAACGTTAGCGACAATTCGCGCTGTGCCAAAAAACGGGGGAAGCCGTCCAACCGGCGTCGGGCCGAAATGTTTAGACCGTGTTCGTGGATTTTATGATGTGTATGGACGGTTAGGATGGGATCGCCCGGCGATTACAGTCACTCACTATGCGCGAAATCCCGCATCAGGCAGGTATGTGCATCCGGAACAGGACCGTGGTCTGACGATGAGAGAAGCTTCGCTCCTTCAAAGTTTTCCTGTGGGATTTGAATTCAGAGGCACATTTGATTCCATCTTCAAGCAGATCGGCGAGGCCGTCCCGCCTTTGTTTGCGGCAGCCGTTGCGGCGCATTGCGTGATAGAACTGCTTTCGAAAAGCCCTGATTCTGCTGAGAAGGCACGAGCGGTCCCTCCGATTACTGAGCCTGTGAGCAGTTCCTTCTCCAGCGTGATCGCTGGAATAAAAATGGCGAGAAATAACAGATGAAATTGACTTGCGTGGATGGTTTTTCGGGCGCAGGAGGACTGAGCCTGGGGCTTGCACGAGCCGGGTTCGATATTGTCCTTTCCTTTGATAATGACCCATTATGCATTGAAACACAACGGCTCAATCCAAAATACTTTGGACATCAAGTGTTGTGTTCAGGGATTGAGGAAATGTTGGGCGGTCAGCTTTTGAGAATCGCAAGGCTACAACCGGGTGAGCTCGACCTCCTTGCGGGAGGCCCCCCATGCCAAGGATTTTCCGTACAACGGATCGGCCCGGATGAAGACAACAGGAACAATCTGGTTCTAAAGTATGTGCAACTTGTTGAAGAGGTCCGGCCCAAATACTTTTTGATGGAGAATGTAAAGGGCCTCGCGGGAAAGCGAGGTGGAGAATACCTCTTTCGCGTTATGCGACGAGCAGAAAAATGCGGGTATCACGTCCATTTCAGGGTTTTGGATGCTCAAGACTTTGCGGTGCCGCAGCGCAGGCAGCGCGTTATGGTTGTTGGAGAGCGTTTGATAAACGGCGGATCTCCCAAGTTCGTCTTCCCCAAAGCTATGACCCCTCAAGGGAAGCGGGTTACAGTCCGAATGGCTATTGGTAAACTTCCAGTACCGCCACAGAGTGGTGCCGAACATCCGGATTACACCCACCATAGAAGGGATCGCCTCTCAGACCTCAACAAGAAAAGACTGGCGGCGCTGAAGGCAGGCCAGGGGCGCGAACACCTTCCCCCCGAATTGCTGGCTGAATGCCATCACGTAAGCCCAGAAATCATCGGCCACCGTAATGTATATGGGCGAATGCGCTGGGATGACGTCGCTCCAACAATTACCGCAAGATTCGACAGTTTTACCCGAGGCCTGTTTGGGCACCCGTCCCAGCTTCGCTCTATTTCCTTGCGTGAGGGGGCTGAATTGCAAACATTTCCCTCAGACATGGTCTTCGCTGGAAACAAGGTGGATATTGCCCGGCAGATTGGAAATGCCGTTCCGGTCCGTCTCGCGGAGGCAATCGGAAAGTCTATAGCGGCTTGCCTCGATGATAGAGGGGAAAGGAGCTAAATGAGTTTTGAAAGTTTGGTCCGCGATTACTTGACATCAATGCATGAATATATTGATGCGGCGGCCGCTACCAGAGAAGTGACGCCCGAACTTTCCTACCGCCCTGTTCTTGACACGTTTCTGCGCAAAATATCACGGCTCTATTGTCCCGATGCGGACATCATTTTCGAACCCAAGCTGCAAGGCCATGCCGGGCGACCCGATTGGCGAATATACAACAATGCCGATTTTGGCCTGTATGGATTCGTGGAGGCCAAAGGGCTTGACCCTCGGAATCCGATTAATATAGAGCCGCATAGAGAGCAGATATCTAGGTATCTTGGAACTGGCCAGCGGGTAATTCTGACGGACGGAATAGAGTTCATTTTCTTCGAACCTGGGCGAATTGATACTGCACAGCGTCACTGCATAGTCCCAAAACCAATTCGACATCGTTTATCCAGAACAATTCCAATAGATTTTCTAATAGACAACCTTCTTAGAGATTTTTTTCGCGAGACCGGCTTTCGGCAATGCTCAGAGGAGCAATTAATTAGAGAAATTGCGAAACGAGCTTCCGCGCTCGCGGAATGTGTTCTTATCCTCTCACAGGCCCCACCTGATTCGGGGGTATCGGAGGATGAGAACCGGACTATTCGCATCCTGCATGATTTGCATGGAGCGTTGCGTTTGCAGCATGACCCTGTCCTCCGGCAGCCCAAAATTTTCGCCGATTTTGTGGCGCAGGTTCTATGTTTTGGTTTGTTGTACGCCCACCGTGTCGTTGCAGGAGAAGCCGGGGAACCACCATCACGCTATGAGGCAATACGTCGGTTTTGGACAGACGCGGTTTTCGCCAGTTACGCTGATCGCCTTGTACCGTTTAAAGCGTTGGTCGGGATGCTTGAATCTGAGTTATCGCCCGAAGGGGAATCCGCAAGCCAACTCCGATGCTGGTATGACGATGCTCGTAGGTTGCTGGCTCATATTCAGTTGCGTTTAGCTCAGCGTAGCGCCCCCGACTATCATACGCTTTACGAACAATTTCTTGCCGAGTTTGATCCAAAGACAAGGTTTGATTTTGGGGCTTTCTACACGCCACCCGAGTTGGCAGGCTTTACCGTGGGGGCAGCAAAATCGGTAGCTGAGTCAACCTTCGGAGGACGATGTCTTTTTGAGGAAGGAAATAAAATTATCGACCCATGTTGCGGAACGGGCACATTTTTGGAGCAGTTGGTCCGGCATTCGTCAGGCGGAAATGCGGCGCACTTGGTTGGTTTCGAGATTCTGCCCGCCCCATACGCATTAGCCCACTATAGGATTGCAATGCTCCGAATTGAGAGCGTACCGGAGCATGATATCGATATATTTCTGACAAATTCCTTGAGTGACGAATTGATCGATGGCGATGACGATCATCCTGCAAGCGTTCTAAGGGAGGAGTTGCGCCGTGCTAAAAATTGCGCTCAGCCGCCGATCGTACTCGTTATTGGGAATCCTCCGTCGTCCGATAGTTTCGGTCCGCACAGCACAGGCGAGAACTTCACCGTGATCGAGCGGTTGCTTGAGGATTTTCGGCCGCCGGAGGGAGAGCGCCGTTCAAGACAAAACATACAGAAGCAGATTGGCAATGATTTCATGAAATTTCTGCGTTGGGCGGCCGACAAGGTACTTGAGAGTGATATGGGCATTTTGGCGCTTATACTCCCATCCACCTTTGCAGCTCACCCCACTTATCGCTACGCTCGAGAGTGGTTGATAGGGCACTTCTCGCATTTTTGGGCGATGGATATAGACCGGGATCTGCGGACAGGTGTCCGTTCCTCAAGCCTTTTTAACTCTCGGCAGGGGCGCATGCTTCTAATCGCTACACACACGGGGTCGGTTCCCGACACGCTCGCCGAACGACTTCATTACATTGCCATAACCGACAAGACTCGCACACAGAAGAAATCTTTCCTGGATGAATCACGGTCCTCCGGCGACTATATTGCTCTATTCTCACAGTACGATCTAAATCGGGAAACAAAAGCTTTTCGGTTTGGAGAGCAGAGCTATGACAGGGATCTGTATTCTCGGTTCTGGGCGATTCACTCGACAGGTCCCGGAGTCCCTGCAGAAGGCGAGCGATGCATATTCGAACGACATTGCTCCGGGATAAAACTTGCTCCGGTTGCGCTATTCGTGCATCCAAGCAGACCGCTCCTTCAACGAAGGAGCCAGGAGGTCGGCAATCTCGCCACGCCATATGCCAATCTGATAGAGCGCTGGTTTTCCGGCCAAAAGAAACCGCCCGGGGAAAACAAACTAACCCAAGAGGTGAGACAACGTTTAGGGGCCGCATCTATTGCCGAGACCTCCTATCGGAAGTATTCTTTTCGACCTTTTGTTCCAATGCATCTTCTTTTTGAAGACTCACTCCTGCGCGTTCTTAGCGGGCTTGGAGGCGGAGGTACTCGCCTCCGGCCGGAAGTGGTTTCCGCATATTCGAGCCTCGGGACGGTAGGCATTGCCATCGCGCCATCTCCTATCGACATAGGTGATGACATTCACCGCTTTGCGACGTTCTGCTGGGACATGCCAGACAATGATCTTTGCGCTAGAGGCAATGCGCATGTGTTCTGTAATCAGTTCCCCGAAAACAAGCCTCCAGGTGGAAGAGCATGGGATCCGACTCCGAAAACAAATATCTCTGAGTGCCTGCTCGCGGCGGTGAGGGCAGTTCGTCCCGAAACCACGGCTCGTGACATTGTTTTTTATAGCTATGCAGTTCTTTGCTCAGGAACACTTCTGGAAGCATTTGCTGAGGCCTACTACACGGCTTCCGATAGGGAGAATATTCCGAGGATTCCAATTGTTAGTGATCCGGATATTATTGCGGCGCTGATAGGTAAGGGGCAGAGAATAGCTGAGTTGGAAAACCCTGAAACAGAGGTTCAACTACAGGCTTGGGCAGTTCGGCTTGAAAGTGCGTATTCTAGAGAATTCAAGCTGGTCAAGTTCTCTGTAGACGATGAGAGGCACGAGATCCGGCTTTTCTCGGATATACAACGTGAACCTGAAATCACACTCGAGGGAATTCCTGAAGAACTTTTGCAAATTACCATATCGGGGTATGAAGTCATAAATTGTTGGCTTAAATTTCATACCTACGCCTATACAAGGACTGCTTTCACGAGTGCGGAATTTTGCGAATTGTTGAGGCTCCTGTCCGTTCTGATGTCACAAATTGACGTAATTAGCGATGTCGATGCCGTGATTGAAAAAGTAATCTCAAGAGAGGTGGAGCTCTTATAAGGGGCCAAGGGGGACCTTCAAAAACTCAATAACTATTTGCATCCTGTTCTGACGCAACCTTGACCGGTCCTTTTTGCCACGCAACCTCAAGGAATCCCCATGGCCTTCACGAAATCAAGCCTCATCGAAGCTGTAATGGCCCCAACCGGGCTCACCAAGAAGAGGTCCACTGAGATAGTTGAAACCCTCCTGGAGCTGATGAAGCGCTCCCTGGAAGCCGGGGATGTCATCCTGGTCAGCGGCTTCGGAAGGTTCAGCGTGCGGGCCAAGCATGAGCGCCGCGGCCGCAACCCGGCAACCGGCCAGGACTTGATGCTGCCGCCCCGGAAGGTGGTCTCCTTCAAGTGTTCGGGCAAGCTCCGGATGCTCCTCAACGGAAGGCAATCGGCGCAATGATCCTCAAAATCCTCGACAACCGCATCCTCTACTTCAATCCAGGCCGGAGCCTCGATTTCGGGAGGCTCAACCGCGCTCACTGTCTGGTTCAACCCACTATGGAAATCCCTGATAGATGGCTTCGGCAACCACGGGCCAGGCAGCAGGCGTCATGCAGGGCTCAGCCTCCGATGTGATGCCCTGCTCCCGGGACTGCCATGGGCGGAGCGATGCCAAGCCCTTGAGGAGGCGGCAGAGCAAATCATCTGGGATGACTTGGATTATCTTCCCAACAATCCTCCTCCAGGCGATGGTTTAATGATAGGTTGAGGGGGATTTTCCACCACCATCTAAGTAGTCTTGCACATAAGTCGGGAATCTACTTTTTAACATTTCTCTTACTGTTGTGCGGGGCAACCCCGTCTTCTCCGTGATGGCACTGAAGGTCATGGTTTCCGCCAGCCGCTTGACCTCATCGGCCTTCCGCAGCCACTCCCGAGCGTCCCGTGGCCTTTTCGACTTGGGGGCGTCCTCGATTTCCAGGGCCTCCCCTCGTACGTACCGCAGCAGCAGGCGCTTCGCCTGATCCGCCCCCCAGCAGCAGACCGCCAAATAGCCCTGGTCCCCCAGGCATCGGAGGAAACAGCGTTGGTCCTTGGTGGGACCGTTGCCCCCCTCCCGCTTCATCTCGATGTAAAGCCCATGGTAGCCCAGCCGTGGCACCGGAAGGCATAAGTCAGGCACCCCGGCGCGCAGGCCTTCGGCTTTCATCCAGCTGGCCAGGGCAGGCCCCCGGCGGGCCGCATTCGGAATGGCGTAGAGCAGCCCCAGCTCGGGGTACTGCCGGGCCATGAGACCCGCGAAGTTGACGACCGCAACTTGTTCCCGGTGTTCGAGGTGGGCCCGGGGTGCCCTGGCAATGCTGTTATTGTTCACTGCGAAGCCCTCCCCTGCTCAGAATGGGATATCATCCTCCATGCTTTCATAGACTGGGGGCACCGGCCCAACAGCACCACGACCCTGCCCGTGCGCCTCGTAGGGGTCCTCGTAATCCCCCCCGGCCTCCCGCTGCCGCCGGCCACCCCCGCCGCTGCCGCCGTTCCCGCCGCCCAGCATGACCATGTTTTGGCCGATGATGTCGGTGGTGTAGACGGTCTGGCCGTCTTTCTCGTAGCTGCCGTACTGGATCCGTCCTTCGAGGTAGATCTGCTTGCCCTTGGTCAGGTACTCCCCGCAGATCTCGGCGAGCTTCCCGAAGAAGGTCACCCGATGCCACTGAACGTCGTCAACCCAATCGTCCCCCTTCTTGCGCTTCTCGTTCGTGGCCAGGCTGAACTTCGCCACGGCCAGCCCCGCCTGGGTGTAGCGAACCTCTGGGTCCTTCCCCAGGTTGCCAATCAGAATCACCAAATTTTTGCCCGCCATGGTTCCCTACTCCCTTCCCCGCTTGCGTTGCCTGGCCTGGAAGATGGCGTCCACGACGGCGCCCCCCAGGAACAGCCCCATGACCACCACAAGGACCCAAAGCAGCAGGAAGAGCTCGACGCTGCAGTCCGACGCAACCAGGGTCCTGGTGATCTCGTCCATCAAATCAGCCCCTTCTCCTTCGCCAACCACACGGGCACGAAAACCTGGAAGTCCCGGCCCTTGATGTTCTTGGCCTCGATTTGGCTCTTCGGCAGCCAAAATCGGTTCTCACCGTCGGTGAACCAAACAGCCAACGGGGATTCCCCGATGGCCTCCAGGTAGAACTCCATCACGTCGGCCCGCATGGCCCGCGCGTGCCGAGCGCGTTGCTCACTACGGTTGCTCACTTCGTCACCGCCTTTCGCTTGGCCAGGGCGTTCCGCACCCTCCGGATGCCTTCCAGGTTGGCCCGCCGCTGATCCTCGGGAATTTCCGTCGGCGCCGGCAACCGCCGGATTCGAGCCCGCCGGCGGGCGGCGATGTCTTTCGCCCTGGCCAGGATCTCGCTCGGCCGCGGCATGAAGGGGGATTCACGGCGGTGGACCCTGAAAGCCTCAGCCACGTCCTCGGCCCGCTGGCCGTTAAGGGCCTCCAGAAAAATCGCCACCAGGGCCACAAGCTCCGCTGCCGGGTGTCTGGCGCCGCTCGATAGCGAGGTTTTGGCAATCTCCGTCTCCAGAACCGATTTCAGCATGGCCGGTGGCCTCCTTTTCGAAGCTCTTCAGAATGCTGTCAGCGATGGCGCGACGCTCCGCGTCCTGACATTCCCGGTAGGTGCGCGGCTGGATGGGCGGCGGATGCCTCCCATTGCCCCCTGCAGCCCTCCCCCTCCGGGCCGCCTGCAGGTAGGCCTCGAATTTCCCGCTGAACAGCGTTTGCGGCCGCAGGTACTCCTCCATCTTCGAGTCCCCAAGCCAGATGCCGGCCCGGTGGTCTATGACGGCCTTGAAGTCCTCCAGGCGGTGCCCCTCCCGCCACCTGGCCTTTATGAGGCTCTTGGTGGCCTTGGCGGTCGCCAGGAACTTGGTCCCTGCCTTCGCGTTCAGGTGGTCGACGATTTCCCCGCAGGGGATAGCCTCGGGGTTATCTCTGCCAGAATGGGTTGCTGGTGGTGTGGGGTCAGCTGGGGGGGAGGTGTCATCCCCCAAGGGGGGGGGACTACAGGGGGGAGGATACTCTTTGTCTGTTACTGATACTGATACTGGCTTCGGAGGGGCTTCGGAGGGGCTCCGAAGGGGCTTGGCGCCATCGCGCCGGGCCTTGAGCCCGAGGGCCTCGCCGTACCGGTCGAAGAACGCCCCAAGAAATTGATTTTTCGGTAAATCCTCATAGCGGGCGTTGATCCACTTCACCCGATTATCCTTCGGGTCCAGCCGTGCTTTGTCCTGCAGGATCTGGAACCGGGCCATTTCGTGGACCCACACGACCTCGGCCTCCCAGTCGAAGGAGCAAAAACCCACTTCGATGAGGCTTCGAAGGGCTTCCAGCCCCCCTTTGAAGCCCCTCGAGAGCCCCTCCGAAGCCCCTTCGGAGGGGCTTTGGAGTCCTGTTTCGTGAGGGATCAAGACGCTGGGAAGGTAGTAGATTCCAAGGGGGTTCCGATGCCTGCACGTCATGAGGTACAGGGCAACCACTTGGGCCTCGGGCCCCTTTGCTCGGATCGCCCTTCCGGTTTCACCCGTCCAGAATCCGGGCCCCACCATTCCGTAGTCGGCCATCGGCTTCCCCTCCCCTGCCCTACCGCTTGAATATCTGCCACCACCTCTTGGCCCGGGGCGCCAGCGGCGCTTCCGCCCGGTTACCGGCGCTGTAGGCTCGGACCGCATGCCCGAATGCCACCAGCATGTTCCTGATTCGTCCCAACTGCCCCCTGCGGTTCTCGGTCTTGAAGGCTTCCTGGGTCACTTCATCGAGGAGCTTCTCCACCAGACTGACAGGCACCATCTCGGTCATGCTCACCCCCTTGTGTCTACCTATTGTGGTTGTTGACCCCTGCCGACCACCGCCTATTGCGGTTGGTTCCTGGCAAGAAATAATTTTTATCCACAAGCATCCTCGCGGCAAGCTGCTAAAATGCGCGGGAAAATGACGCGATCCTCGGCAAGGATCGCCATCGCGTGAGCGCGAATGGCTTCATCGGCAAGTTGGGACTTGGTTCGGTTGGTGATGCTGGCGGCGAGTTCCAAAAGCTCGGCTGTGGAGGAACGGATGGAATACGAGCAGCTTTCAGCGGGATCGGCATTCCGGCGCGGCGGCATCATTGCCTCCAATAAGGCTTGCGGAATTATTTGCTTTTGGTTTAAGAGTGTTCCTTTAAAGAACACGCCCCCGGCCCGATTGCCTGGTGGTCTTGCCCGTTCCCTTCTTGATCTCGTTCAGGGCATTTGTCAGGAAATCGGTTTCGGCCTTCTGGACTCGCAGCAGGACGGCGGCCGGCGGCATGGCTTTCCCGGTTTCGTATTTCGCCAGGGCATTGCGAGCCCTGCGCCGGGCGAGCTGGCTCCCTCCTTTTGGCATTTTGAGGTGAACGGCGAACTGCTCCTGGGTCATGCCCAGGAGCCCCCGGACCTTTTTGAAGTAGGCCGCAAGATCGGTTTTCATGCTTTGCCCGATACCATGAATCACAATTGACTGTCAATCACATTTGATTGGCATTTCGGGATATCTACAGGCACATACGATACGGGAGGCGGGCGGCATGCAATACGACACGGATGCCATGCGCAGGCTGAGAACGGCGAGGGGGTTACGCCAAGATGCCCTCGCGGAAGCCCTCGGAATTACCCGCAGCGGGTACTCGAAAAAGGAAACCGGCGTCGTGCCGGTGACCATTGCGGAGCTGGCGCTCCTGGCGAAGTTCTACAAAGTGAGCCTGTCCGAGTTTTTCACCAATTCGCCCTTCACCGACAAGCCGTTCATTGAGCAGGCCGCTGTTGACCAGGACCGGCTTTCTTGGCTGCAGGAGCAGAACGAATGGCTGAAAAGCCAGCTTGAGGCCGAGCGCAAGGAAGTCCAAGATCTCCGGGGCGAACTTTCCAACTACAGGAAGGAAGCCCTCGAACTAAAAAAAGCCCTGGCAGAGTACAAAACTCGACTGGAAGCCGCTCTTGCTGCTCTGCCGGAAAGCAAGGCCTGTTAATAAACCCTGCTCTGGGTTCGGTTTCCGGTCGAGCGCCATCCGACGTGGCGGCCTTTGTTGACGCCTTCGTGCGGAAGCACAGGGCCTCTGCCTTCTGGGTCAGCCGGGATGGCGACCTGGTGCGTTGGACCATCAACCCCGAAACGCCCGCCATTTTCGTCCCCAAGGACGCCTCCACCGGCCCCATTTCGCGGTATTTTTCAAACGCTGCATCCGTGGCCACCATCAGCCACGTTGATCGCGTTTGCGCCACCGGCAAGCCGGAATGGGTCCGTCGGCGCTATGTCGGGCCGGAAGAAACCATTCACCGCCTGGTGGGCTACATCCCACTGAACCGAGGCCTTGCCGTCGTCATCCAGCGCCGCTGCGAGGCCTGCTCGAGAAACCCTCAAGCCAATCCCGATTGCGAGGAAATCCTCCTTAAACAGCTCGCCCAAAAAATTTCTTGATACAACTCCATTTCTGTTCTTGACAATCACCTTTTGTGCCTGATATTAACCGCAGCATCGGGGCTAACCCCATGCTGCGGTTTCTCGCTCTATGTGCGGTTACCGCGGCGCCTCCGGGTAAGGCCATTGGCGAGTCCTCACTTTGCTGATGCGACTTCGCCGGCACCGGACCGCGGGGTGCGCTCTAACGGCAAAGGCGCGTTCAACCAACCGCAACATCTTCAGGGAAGGAAGGGCGTTCGTGGAACAGCCGCAAGAGGAAAAGGTCAGCTTGGTGAACATCAACGGCGGGGCCGCAGTCGAAATGTTCGACCATGAGCTGGAGAAGGTCATGGCCAACATTTCCGACATCAACACCGGGATGGGCGCTCGCTCCGTGACCCTCAAGGTCACCATCAAGCCCAGCGACGAGGGCCGCACCGTAGTCGGCTACGCCATCGAGGCCAAGAGCACCACCTGCGGCGTGGCACCCGTCAAGGGCGTGGCCCATGTCCGGCTCGACTCCCGGGGCAAGTCCTACGCCCAGGAGAGAAACCCAAACCAGCCTTCGCTTCCCGGTTTGGGCACCGTGAAGGCCTTCAGAAAGGAATAGGCGCACATGATCAAAGATGCTTTGCAGCACCTGGAGGACAGATTTCGAGAGGCCAACCGGCCCCAGACCGTCGAAATCGATGACCGACGCTACTTCCGGGCCAAGGATGGCAGTCTGGCTGTGGTGAAACGGCCTGAGGAACACCGGCCGGATGTGCTGAACTTCTCCACCCTCACTGCTCTTGTGGCCTTCATGGAAGGCGAAGCCAAGGGCTTCAACGACCTTGCACTCCTGGTCCGGGAGCACTCCAAGGTGCTGGTCCTGGGTCCCTTGGATCCCAAAAACTTCAACATCCGCTTTATCTACGCCATGGCCGAGGGCCCGGATTGCGGCTTTCCCTTCGGCCGCTACCTCGACCTGGAATCCTTCATCATCGGGATCCAGGCCCAATTCATTCGCACCGAGCGGGTGGACGCGATCCTGGGGCTTCTCGCCTCCGTGGTGGACGAGAATGTCAAGGAGAACGCCGACGACGGCTTCTCGCAGTCGATCCGCATTCGCACCGGAATCACCCTGAAGGCCGAGGTGAAGGTCGAAAACCCGATTTCTCTGGCCCCCTACCGGACCTTCCGCGAGGTCCAGCAGCCGGAATCCAATTTCATCATCCGCTTCCGCAAGTCGGGCGACGGGCTCTGCGTCGGGCTTTTTGAAGCTGATGGGGGCGCCTGGAAGAACGAGGCCGCGGCCAGGGTGCGACAGTTCCTGGTCGACAAGCTCCCGGGTCAGGTGATCTACGCCTGACCCGGACACGGCGGCCCGAGCCGGCGAGGGGCCGGGCCGCCTTTACCAGGGAGTCGAGTCATGGAGCAGATCACCTTTATCGAGATCCCGAGCAAGCGGAGCGCCGGCCGCTGTTCCGTCTGCGGGCGGCCTCTGACGGACCCGGAAAGCCTTTCGCGGGGTATGGGCCCCATCTGCGGGGGGAAGTCATCGACCCCTGAAAACGTGACCCGTAACTACACCGACGACTTCATTGACGACGTACGCCTGACGGAAGCCCTTGTCCTGAGACGATCCAGCGACGGCCGCCCCCAGACCAACGTGCCTCATCTGGCAGTCGCCCATTCCCCCACAGGGTTCGAATTTGGCTACGGCGGGAGCGGGCCCGCGGACCTGGCCCTGAATGCAGTGGAAGCCCTACTCATCGAAATTGGCTTCCAGGGCCCGCGCATGAACGTGAACGACGGTTCGTGCTTCTGCATCGCCCTGACGCTCCACCAGGATTTCAAATGGCAGTTCATCGCCAAGGCGCCGCGCGAAGGCGCCCGGTTCAACTTCTCCGAGATCAAAGCTTGGGTGGAGTCGCACATCGGTCAACAGGGGGGTGCCCCATGAACATGCCCATGTCGATCCCGACCGACGAGGAGCTGAGGTCCGACCTGATTAACGAAAACGCGGAGAAGATCATCGACCACATCGAGGGGATACTGGTCGCCACGATGGACAACGGCGTCACGCAGGCCCTTTACAACCTCATGCATGAAACCCGCAACCGCTCAGGCAAAGGGTGGCTGTTCGTGGACATCCTGAATGCGCTGCGAGACATCAAGATCGTGAACAGGCGCCTGGAGCGCAGCCTGGATGAGCTGAAGGAATTATGACCTACACCAACGACACAGGCTTTCCCTCCGTGACCGAGATCCTCTCTCCCTGGATCGACAAGAGCTGGTTCACGGAGGAGCATGCCGAGCGCGGAAGCATGGCCCACGCTGCTGTCGCCGCAGAGATCCTGGGGCTCTATTACCCACCCATCCGGCAGGATTGGAAGGGCTACGTCACGAGTGCCCTGCGGTGGATCGACGACATGGTCCAGGATGCTCTGCTCGTGGAGGAGCGCCTGGTGGATCCCCATCGGCGCTTCTGCGGGAAGCCGGACCTGTTGGCCCGACTGAAGGACAACACCCTGTGTCTGGTCGACTTCAAGACCAGCAAGGTCGCCTACAACTGGTGGCCGATCCAGGTGGCTGCCTACCGGGCCTTGGCCTCCATCCACGGCCATCACACCACCCGAGGCCTCTGCCTGCGGCTGCGAGAGGACGGAGGCCCCGCCCTAGTGACCGAGTACACCAGCTCCCATAACCGAAATCTGAACGTTTTCCATTCGGCCCTGAACACCCACCACTATTTCCATGGAGAAAGGAAGGCCGCATGAACCCCTTCAGCTACGATGCCTTACTTGAGGACGAACCCGCCGTCGAACCTGCGGTGGAGAGGCCCGTTGTGCTACCTGCTGATAACCCGCCGGCTGCCGGCCGCCCCTGGGCCATGCTGGACCCCGAGGCCGCCCGCCTGAAGTTTTCCGAGTTCCAGGCGCAAATCGCCACGATGAAAGCTCAAGCCGGGGCGCACCAAATCACCGACCAGGCCAGCCTGAACCTTGGCATTGAAATGGTCGCCCAGGGAAAGAAGATGCTGAAAGCTGTGGACGTGCGCCGCAAGGCCATCATCGAAGTGCCCGACGGCTTTGTCTCCAGCGTCAACACATTCTGCCGGAAGATTTCCAACGACATCAAGGCCATCATCACCCCCCTGGATGCCCGGGTGAACGCCTTCATGGTCGAGCAGGACCGCCTGCGCCGGGAAGCCGAGCGCAAGGCCCGGGAGGAAGCCGAGGCCGAGCGCCGCCGGCTGGAGGACGAGGCCGCCGCCGAGCGCGCCCGCATCGAGGCCGAGGCAATGGCCAATGGCGCCAGCAAGGAGGAGGCCGCCGCCGAGGCCCAGGCCGCCGTCGATCCCATCATCCCCGTGGTTCCCGTGACAGCCCCAGCCTCCACCGTCACCCGCACCGCCGAGGGCACCGCCCACCTCCGGAAGGATTGGGCCTGGGAGGAAGTGGACTTCAACCTCGTGCCCCGGGAATACCTCATGCTGGACACCAAGAAGCTCAACCAGGCCGTGAAGGCGGGCGTCCGAGAGATTCCAGGCATCCGCATCTTCGAAAAGCCCAAGACCAACTACCGGACCAAGTAACCAGGAGGCAGATATGACCGCGCTGGCACTACAGCAAACTACTACGGCCCTGACCGCCCGCGACCCCGCGGCGGTGGCCGCGGCCGAGTCTTCCAAGGCCAGAATTCAGGCCGCCTACATCATGGCGCTGCAGAAGCGCCGGGACGAGGACCAGGCCCGCGACCGAATCCTTGCCGCCTGCCGGCGGCCGGCCTTTGCCGAGCGGGTGGAGTTCAACAAGCCGGTCGGCAACACCACCATCAAAGGCCCCTCCATCCGCTTCGCGGAGCTTGCCCTGCGTGAGTGGGGCAACGTCTTCACGTCCACCCAGGTCCTCTACGAAGACGACCTGATGAAGCGCATCCGGGTGGAGACCCTGGACCTGGAGACGAACGCCAACTTCGCCAAGGAGATTCAGTACCGCAAAACGGTGGAGCGCGCCTCCAAGCATGGGCGGGAGGATGACGTTCTGGGAGAGCGGACCAACACCAAGGGCAAGCCGGTCTTCATCCTGCGGGCCACGGAGGAAGAAGCGCAGATCAAGGAGAACGCCCTCATCAGCAAGACGATCCGCAACGAGGGGCTGCGGCTGATCCCCTCCGACATCATCGACGAGGCCATCGACACCGCCCGGGCCACCCTCAAGCAGCGCGACGCAGCCGACCCGGCGGCCGCCAAAAAGGCGATCCTCGACAACTTCAGCGCCATCGGAGTCAAGCCGGCAGCCCTGAAGTCCTACCTGGGCCACGACATCGAGGCCTGCTCCCCCGCCGAGCTCCAGGACCTGCGGGGCATGTTCCGGGCCATCCGCGACGGGGAAGCCACCTGGTCCGACTACATCACCCGGGCCACCGCCGGGGAGGGCGATGAGCCCCCTCCTCCGCCCGACACCAAGGCCTTCGACGAGGCCATGAAAGACCTGCCGGCCGAACCCCTGGCCGCCTTCGTAAACCTGGCCGCCAGGAATTTCGGCAAGCCGGTGGACGAGTTCAGGGCCTTTGTGGGCACCACCGAAGGGGAGGTCGCCCGGTTCCGCAACGCCTTCGCCGCCTGGCAAAAAAAGCATGCCAAGGCCAAGCCGCCGAAGGCTCAACCGGCTCCCGCCCCCGACGGTGGGGAATCCCTTGCCGAATCCATCGATGAGCGCCTGGCCCAGGGAGATGAATCCATGATCGCCGCCATGGAGGCCCTGGGGGTCACCAACTGCCCGGCCAAGCCAGAAGATCAGCGCAAGCTCTGGAGCAAGTATCAGGAGCTTCTGGAGGCCACCGGTGGGGCTTGATGTGCGCCTGATCGTGGGGAGCGACTTCGCGTTGCGGCCGGCGTCGGTGGAGGACCTGGAAGCCATCCGGCGCCTTCCGCAACGATTCCCTGTCGCGGCCGAGATCACCCGGCCGGGACCCAAGAAGCTTCGCAGCTACCGGCAGCTTTGTAAGTACTTCGTCATGTGCGGGCTAGTGGCCGAGAACGCGAGCGACAACTCCAACATGAATACGAAGGCCAAGGTGGACCACTTGACCAGGATCCGGTGCGACTTCGTCGAGGACGTCATCTGGCACCAGGACAAGGGCACCTTGCTCTGGATCCCCAAGCGCCTCAACTACGCCAGTTGCGACCAAGACGATGCCAACCGGTTCATGAACGATGCCCTGCCCCACCTGGCCGATGCCATCGGCACGGACCCTTCCGCCCTGGACCGCGAAGCCGAAAGGCGGGTCGGATGGTAGAGAAACGGAAGCGCCCCCCGGTGGACTGGTTCGGCTTCGCAGCCCCGAAGGTGGGTCGCGTGATTCTGGTGGGGGGCGCATACGATGCTCTGCGGAAACAGGTCTTTGGACGCGACGACTGGCGCTGCGTGATCTGCGGCAGCAGGGAGAACCTCGAACTCGGGCACATCATCGGCCGCTGGAACGTCCGGCGGGACACCCCCGGGAACACGGCCTGCATGTGTCGCGTCTGCAACCGGGGGCTGGAAGATGGCACCCTTTGGGTTGAGAGGTGGGACGGCACCCGGCCGGCCGTGGTGTGGGCCCGCAGCAACCCTGAACACCAGTGGGTGCGGGTGAAATAGGACAGGGCCATCAGCCCGTTTCAGGTCGTGGATAAAGGAGTGCGTCATGCGGTGTGTGAGCATGTGGGAGCCTTGGGCCTGGTGCATCTTCCGGGCCGGGAAGCTGGTGGAGAACAGGCCATGGAAGCTGCCCCTGGGGGCGATCGTCATTCAGGCAGCCAAGCGCTATGACGAGAGCGGAGCGCGCTACCTGCGGCAGGTGATGGGGATCGCCGTGCCGGAGGCCCGCGAGCTCGTCATGGGGGCCCTGGTGGGAGTGGTGCGGGTGGTGGGGCACACCCGGGAGAGCGGATCCCCATGGGCCCAACCGGACTGCTGGCACAACCTGCTGGCCGACCCTCAGGAGTTCCCGCGGCGAATCCCCTGGCGTGGGCGGCAGGGGGTGTTTTGGGTGCCGATCTGCGAAACGTGCGGGGCCGTGCCGGAGACGATGCTATTAACCATGCCGGAAGCGGAGAGGGCGGGCTGGGTGTATGCCGCAAGGCAATGGCGCTGCCAGGCGTGCGGGGCGGTATAAGAGCCGCGGGCAGGCAACGGGGGAGAACAAGAAATGTCGTATTTCAATGCGGACCAACAAGATCACATAAGAAGCCTGGCCAAAATTCCGCCCGAAAAAAGGTGCTGGTGCGGGTGGTATCCAGCGGGAAAGTGCGAGGCCGGGACCAAATGCCCGCCAAACAAAACGTGCGCCGACAAGATGGCCGCATGGTGCCCGGAGTGCCACAGCGCCCCAATGAATTTCGGGGCAGGCGAACTCGTGCATCGTGTCGGGTGCTCGCGTAAACCATAGCCGCCCAGAGCGGCGGGGAGGGACACCATGTACGTCGGACAAACGACCAAAGCGCAGCTTCAGGACCGGCTTCCCCCCTGGCGGTGGGTGGCCGTCGAAATGACCCCCCAGGACATGACTTCGGCCATCCTGCGAGCCGGGACGATTGATCCCCATGCCGGCATGCGGCGCCTGCATACCGAGTTGGCCAACATCGCCAAGGAGCGCATCGGCTACCGGTCGGATGTCCCCAGGGCATGCGCCGTGGCGGCGGGCCGCCCGCGGGGCGCCGTGGAGACCCCTGGCACAACCGTCTACCTCGACCGCCGGCCGAAGAGTCTGCTCCTGAAACAGTTCTGAAGGAGGGGGGCCATGCCGGTTTTCACCTACACCTGCAAGAACTGCAATCGCCGCCTGGGCACCGACCGCCCGGATCTGCAAATCTGCATCCGGTGCGGCGGCATCTATGAGAAGCGCGACGATACGCCGAGGGTCAAGGTTTCGGAAGCGCGGCCGTCGTAGGCACCTGCGTACGCCTCCAGGGGTCGCCGGCCGCCGATAACCCAGCCAACAAAGGGCGCTCCGGGTGCGCGGGTGGAGCAACCATTACGGAAAGCGACCCACGCGGCCAAACCAATTGCCGAGAAAGGGCGGGAAACTGATGGACTTCAAGGCGGCCTGGGTGATCATCCTACTTGCGGGAACAGTCTGCGCTGTGGTCCTATTAGTTACGCTGACCATTGTGGCGGTAGCCAAGCACTTCTAACCAGGGAGAAAGGAGGCAGATCATGACCGAGGAACCCATGCCCTATGAAGCCGCAGCACAGGAAAAGGTGCTCGTTCTCGAAGACATCGGCCTGCGCGTGCGCCACAGGGTGGTCAACGGAGTACAATTGACCACTGTCGAGGATGAAGACTGCGAAGAACTGTTTTCCATCCGCGGACGTCACCTTACCAGAGTCGAAGCCAGGGCCTGCTATTCGGCTTACGGGAATGGTTTTGCCCGAGGGAAAGCCCAGGGGTTGGATGAGGCAACGGAAAAATTCCTGGCCCCCATTCGGCTAATCGGCCGGGCCCTGGGGGACGGCTTGGGAGAAAGCAAGGTCTCCGATGCTCTCTGGAATGCTTTGGACAACTTAAGGGCGGTGCGGTAACGATGAGTCCCATCATCAGGCCCACCTATCGGGCACGGGTAGGCCCTAAAAGAAGAGTTGTGCTATTATTGCAGGGTCATGAAGGCGGCTTCTGAACTTCAACCCAAGGAGAAAAAGACCATGAGAAAGTTGTCCTGCGCCGTCGTCGTCTTGGCCCTGTTGCTGATCGGGTGCGCATCAAGCCTCGTCGGACAAATAGTGGCGCCCTATAAGCCTGATTGGTGCCTGGTGAACTACACCTTTCCGACATCCTGCGCGGTGAATTTGCAGCACTTCGAAATCCCCTTTCGGGTCGACCGGGTCGCCGGCGAGCCGGATACCTATATGGTCGAGGGAGCCCTCGATGCGACCAAGGGCGAATTGCGGAGCTGGACCAGGGTATTGATGTGGCAGAGCAGCTTCAGGATGCTGGTGGTCTCCCATGGGAGAGTCGTGGAGGACATCAGCTTTATGCCGCGAAGAGAGGAGCTTTCCCAACCGCTGCCCTTTATGGTGAAATTCCGGACTGACAAGGAAATCGAGGCCATCGGATTCAAGTACGATATCAAGATGCAACAGTAGTCGGGGCACCCTGCCCCGGGTCGTCGGGGGCCCGGGGCAGGCCCTGGAGTTTGCAGCATGGCGAATCCCTCCTTCTTGGAAAAGATCGACCTCTACAACCGAATTTCGGACGCTCTGGAGGGCATTCCGGGCGTGGAGATTCGTCTGGAGCTGGAAGGCCCTGGGTCCGGCATCAAAATCATGTGCCACGATCTTCGGCAGCGCACCCGGATATTCACCGCTATCCAGGCGGTGATGACGGGGGGAGGAATACATGGGTAAGAGCGAATTTAAGTGGCGCTGCCCGATCTGTTCCGGAGGGGAAGACGACTGCGTGTGCCCCGATTGCCCCGAGTGCGGGGAACGCGGGAATCCTATCTGCTACCGGGAGCACGGCATGATGGTGAGCGACTTCCAGCGGGCGCACAAGGAAGCCGTCGAGGCGTCACATGCCGAGGGAGGCGAGGATTGATCCCCGGTGCAACCAAGGGCCGGGGGGCTCCTGGGCGGGAGAAGACCGTGTTTTGCGCGGCCCCTCTTCGGCGCCCTGGCGGACGCCTGGGCAGGCTGCTTACCCGGAAGGGCTTTTTACTACAAGGCGAAGGGGGCGGACAAGTGCCAGCCGCAAAAACCCGGTGGACCCATGTGTTTGCGTGGAGCAACAACCCGAAACGGGCGCAGCTGCAAGGGCGGCGCTGCCGGATCGTGGCGGCTGGCAAGATGGGTTCGTGCCTCGTTGAGTTCGAGGGCGGCGGCCGGGAGATCATTTCCTTCCGGGCGCTAAAGAAGATCCACGCATAGGCAAGGGGGCAACCATGGCGATCTGCAAGGGCTGCGGAGCGCGGATTGAGTGGCTGACCATGGAGGAATCCGGGAAGGCCATGCCCGTCGATGCCAATCCGGCCAAGGTGGTGGTCGATGTTGGGCCCGGCAAGGGCTATCGGTTGGTCAACGCCTGGACGCCCCATTGGGCCACCTGCCCCAAAGCCAAGGAGTTCAAAAAGCCCTGATGTTGCAGTATGCCGACATCACAGCCTTGGCTGATCAGGTGGCCCGGATGGTGGCCGACCGTTTGGCCGCTGGCTGCGCCCCGGGCCGCTGGCTTACCCTCAAGGAAGCCATGGCCTACGCCAAAGTTCGCTCCAGAGACACCATGATGCGCTGGATCGACCAAGGATTCATCTATGCTTTCAGACGCTCCGGCGAGTGGATCGTGGACCGTGAGTCCATCGACGCCTGGTTCCTCAGCGAGCGGGATTGACACCGATTGCCGAGATCTGGCATGGAGGCATTCATGGGCATCGGTGACCCCCGCATCTGGACTGACCCCAACAGCGGCATCCACTATGCCTTGTGGCAGGAGGATGGTCAAACCCGCCGCAAAACGCTGCGCACCCGCGACCAAAGGATCGCGCAGCGTCGCCTGAACAACTTCCGCAGGGACATGCTTGCCGGCCGCGTCCGGACCATTGCCACAGGCCCGACAGTGCTCCTGGACAAGTTCGTCAAGGAATTCCTGGAGCATATCGAGGCCCGGGTTTCGGACGGCGCCTACACGGTCTACGCGAACGCCTTAGCTAAAGCTCAGTCCTGCTGGGGCAACCCCCCCATGCGTCAACTCACGGGTCGCCACGTCGAGCGCCTGCAAACCGATCTGCTCAAAGCTGGCCTGGTGCCAGCCACCGTCAACAAGGTGATTCGTCACCTCAAGGTGGCCTTGCGGGCGGCCATCCGTTGGAAATACATGCCCCCCGTGGTTGAATGGCCGCCCATGCTCAAGATCCCCAAGCGAATCCGCTACCTTACCGCCGAGCAGATTCGAGCGTTGCTCTCAGCCATCGACGACCCGGAGTTTTATGACGTGGTCCTGCTGGCGCTCTACACCGGGCTGCGTTCGGGGGAGATCCTGCGCCTTAAGTTTTCCGATGTGGACAACCCACAAGGGTTTCTGCGCATCTCAGCCAAGCAGAAAAACCGGATCGAGTCCCGTATCCCCATCAACACCACAACTCGAACGGTTTTGGAGCGCTGCGCGGCCAGGCGACCAGGCATGAGCACCATCACCCGCTTCTCCTGCCTCACCTGGGTGAGCCAAAAATTTAAAAAGTACGCCAGGGAGGCGGGCCTTGGCAGTTTCCGCTTCCACGACCTTCGGCATACCTTCGCCAGCCACCTGACCATTGCCGGGGAGGGAATCCGTCAGATCCAGGAGCTCATGCGCCACGAGTCCCTGGCCTCGACCATGGTCTATTCTGACCTGGCCCCGGAATCCCTTCGAGCCCCGTCCGAACGCCTTTCCTATGGCCCCCTGCCGGCCCCAAAAGCGAAGGGGCGGCGATAG